AAGATGCTTCAGCACCAGGCGCAGCGTCACCTCTGACGACTGCCGGATCAGGATCAGCTTCACCCCGCCAACACCTCCCGCTCGGCCCGGGTCGTCCGGATTCGGGCCCCGGCCGGGGTAGCCACGAACTGGCCGGTGACGGTGGAGCGGTGGTTCAGCCAGCAGCGGCAGCCGTACACCTCGTTCGGCGGCCCATCCGGGTCGCCCGGGTGACGCAGCCACGCCTTGCCCACCGCGAACATCTCCCCGAGGGGACGCTGCTGCCCCTGGGCCTTGACGTGGGTGGGCCGTACGTGGGTGTCGCGGCGGGTGTTCCACATCGCCTTCACCGCCCGGCCGGGCTCCAGGTCGGCCCACGCCTGCGCGGTGACGGCGCGGGCGCCGTTGATGGTGGCGGTGGCCGCCTGCACGGCGATCTGGTCCGACCAGGTGGCCAGGGCGGCGCTGTAGTCGTGCACCGCCTGCCCGATCTGCTCGATGGAGTCGCCGTCGGCGTCACGCTGCCGCATCAGCGCGGCCACCTTTCCCGCCTGGTCGGCCGCCGCCGCGCTGAGTTTGGCGACGATGACGGCCACGACCGGGGCGACGGTGTCGGCGACCGGTGGCGCGTCCGGGGTGCCGAAGTCGGCCAGCAGGGCGGCGGCGGCGGCGATGGCGGCGGCTCCTACGATCGGGTGCGCCGTCTGGGCGGTCTCGTCCTGCCAGCGCTGCGGATCGACGGCCTGTTCGGCGTTGATCTCCTTGGTGCCGACGCGTAGATCCACGTCGTAGGCGGCGGTCCAGTGCCGGGTGCCCTTGCGCGTCTTGGGGGAGGACAGCCGGGCGGTGGTGCGGGCGGTCAGCCGGATCATGAGCGCGGTCAGGGCGGCCGACAGGGACGCTTCCAACTTGTCGAACATGGCGGGTGTCGGTGTGGAGTCGGCGTTGCGTTCGGCCGCCTTGGTCTCTGCGGCCGGGCGGATCAGCCGGATGACGGGCCGGGCCGTCGGTTCCGGTGTGGCTGGGACGGGCGGCAGGATCATCAGGTGCTTCTTGCGCGGCCCTGACGGCTCGCCTGCGGCCGGTTTCGGCCTGGCCGCGCCGTCCCCGCCCGAGGGCGTCGTTTCGGCGCCTGCGGCCGGTTCCTGCCCCGGCGGGGGCTGCTTCTGCGCCTGGGCGATCTCGATCTGTTGTTGCGCTTCCTCCTGGGCGGCCAGGCCGAAGGTTTTGGCGTCCTCTTCGGAGGTGGGGATTTCCTGCTTGGCCTGCGGCAGCCATAGGGAGCGGGTGTGCTCGTTGTCCACCGCGTCGTATCCGGCAGCCTCCCGGTATTCGTCGATGGAGATCAGTCCGGCTTCGAACTCTGTGCGGGCCTCCTCCCGGCGTAGCCGCTTGGCCCGCTGGAGGACGTCGATCTCTTCGGTGTCGAAGAAGCCTTCCAGGTCGTCGGAGGAGTCCTCATCCAGTCCGGTGATGATCAGCGACAGGTGGGGGGGCATCGTGATCGACCAGTAGTTGTATTCCTCCTGCTCGGCATTGTCCCAGGTTCGGCCGGAAGCATCGCCAATGACCGATTCGGGGACGCCGAACGCCGTCAAGATCTCTTTCTTGGCGATCGTCGCGGTCGTCTCGTGCGCCATGTCGCGCGGCTGGGCGGCCAGGTCCACGTAGGAAACCTCACCGGCGATGACGGTCAGCTTGCCCGCCTCGACGGCACCCTTGCCGAACCGGTCCTCAATGCGGTCCATGGACGTCTCGTCCATCTCGCCGTTGACGGCCAGAACGCCGCCAGGCCGGGCGTCGTTCTTCAAAAACGCCACGTTGTACAGGCGGGTGAAGAAGTCCAGCTCAACGCTCATTCCGGCGGCTTCGAGCGGGGACACGCCGGAGTAGGGGTCGAGCGGATGCGGGTCTCTGAACCATTTGACGTTCTCGGTCTCGATGCGGGTACGGGAGCCGTCGGCGCGCAGCACCTCATAGTGGGAGATGAGGTCCTGGCCGGTTCCGGGCACGGGCATGGTGCGGCCGGGCGGCAGCAGGTCCAGGCGGACGATGTCGCCGTTACGGGCCCGCGTCACCTCAACGAACGCACCACGCTTGCTCAGCAGTAGTTGCGCAGACAACCGCTTGCGGAACTGGCGGGCCGTCTCCATCGGGTTGGCCCGCCGGTTCATCACCCGATACAGCGGATGATCGTCAAGGACGTCCTCGCCCTGCTTCAGCCGGAACGGCAGCGACGATGCGTGCCCGGAGATCGACTCGACCGCCTTGAACACCCACACCACACGCTCGTACGCCTCACACACAGCCCGCTCTACCGGCCACGGCCGCGACCGATAGCCCTGGTAGAGCCCAGCCGACTGCAACGCGGCGTAGTAGTCGGCCAGCACCACTTTGGTTTCTGGTGCAGGTGAGGGCGAACGGCCGCGCCCCATGAGCCGCCGCATCGCCTGACGTACCTCCACCGGCCCTCCCCGCTTCGCGTGCCGGTGGGGACGGTACGTCTCAGATGTCATTAACGTCGCTGGCTACCCAGCGGCGGCCACCGCTTCGTCGCCGTCGTCATCCTTAGGCCGTTCGCAGCCCAGGGCGGCGCAGTTGTGCTTGTGGTGGGCGCGCTTCTTGCGCTGACCGATCGGCCCGCCCCGCAGGTGCTCGTTGCCGTCGGCCGCCTCACACAGTTCATCGGCCACGTCAGTCCAGGGCCGTCTGCATTGGGAACAGTAGACGTCGAGTATGTCGATGCGCAGGTCTCGCGGGTGACGGACGCAGTGGCGTAGGACGGCGCGGAGCGCCTGCCGGTCGTCCAGGGCGATGGTGGCCGCCCCTACCCACGTGTGCGTGCGGCTGTACTCCGGCATCGGCATATGGACCCTCCCCGATCTGGGTCAAAACGGGAGGCTTGTGAACAGCCCCCCGGGAATATGGCTTGGCGCCATCCGATCGCCCTCGGACGTCGATTTAGAGCCCCTCGGGGTAGGGCCGAAAAGGTCACGTCCCGGCGGCTCCTCGACCGGCCGCCTGGGGGCGGGTCAGGCCCGACGGCAAGCCTTGGAAAATGCTGAGACGCGTGATGTTCATGCGATTCGAATCTACGGTAGTCCCGCAGGAAACCCCGTGCCAAGCGGGGTTCTACCGCGACGGCAAAGGTTTAGTCACGCGGCACCGGCGCCGCGCACCGCATGCTTGACGACGACACGTCACACCACCAACGTCGCCTTCTTCCGGACGGCCTTCAACAGCGGTTCGTAGATCGCCATGAGGAGCGCTTCGGCCCGGTCCGGCGACGTCAACCCGCGTTCCTTCAACTTCTTCTTCTGCTCAATCACGGTGAAACCGGACGGGTCGGTGGACATCGTCGGCGCCCGCAACTGAGCCAGAGTCCGGGCGTCCACCCGCAACCTGACCCGGCCCGCCTCATGCTCAGCGTCCGGCTGCAACAGGCTGCGCATGGCCAGCCACAGCTCATCCCGCTTACGGCGCGGCATCAGGGTGGCGCCGTCGGGCTCCCGGTTCGTCGATTCCGCGACGTTCACCGGCACAATCACGGCGTCGTGCATCGGCGTCCCCTTCCCTTCCGGGGACCAGTCCAGCAGCGTGTTGTAGACGCCCCAGCCAACCCCGATAACGTCGATCTTGACGCGGATGCGGGCCTTGGTACCGATCGCCCGCCGTACCGCCTCCGCCCGCCGGATCTCCTGAAGAACACGCCCCGCCACGTCATTGGAGTTGCTGTTCGCCGGGCCGGAGGAGGCGTGCTGGATCGTCGCCAGGTCGCCGATCGACCGGGCGATGACGAACTCATCGCCTCCGCCCGCCGCGACGTCCACGCCGAGGCGGATCCAGTCGTTCTCCCGCACCCGCCACGCCTCAGTCTCATCCGGCAGGCCCAGCTCGTTCAGGACGAACGTGTGCTCGCCCGCCTCCGGCTCCTCCATCGCGGCGGCCTGGTCCACCCACATCGACGGCAGGACCCGGTTCGGGCCACCCTTCGGGAACCTGGCGTACACCTTGGCCTGGGCATAGTTGGAGTCTTCGCCGTGCTCGCCGATCGTTTCGGCGATCCACGACTTCTTCACCAGATGCCGGGTGACGCGATGGGTCAGCCCGCCGGTGCAGGTCCGGCAGATCGGCGCGTCCTCCCCGGACACCGACGGGGTGTCGAACGCGGAGATCGGGATCACCTTGGCCGCCGGGGAGCCGTCCGGGTTCGTCCGGGTGCACAACCCCTCGAACCAACTGGCTTCGTCGTCGGTGGGCGGGTTGCCGATGGCCAGCAGGTGGGATCCGGCCGTCGAGGTCATACCCCGGAAGTTGCGGCCGATCACCTCGGAGATACCGCCCGCCTCATCCACGATCAGCAGCAGCGAGGGGGCGTGGATACCCTGCACGGCCGCCTCATTCCAGGGGGCGGCGGACAGACCGTAGGCGGCCACGTAGGCGTTGTCCAACGACGTCGGGATCTTGAGCTGCGCCATGTCCACACTGCCGGGCAGCCCGGCGCGGGAATGCGCCATCCGCACCTCGGCCCACAGCAGCCGGACCACCTGCCGCCACGTCGGCGCCATCGTGATGACCTTGGCGGTGCCGGGCGCGTGCGTAAAGGCGAACCACAATGCGCAGCGGGAAGCTGACCAGGTTTTGCCCGAAGCGTAACAAGATGGTACGGCTACGGCATCATTGTCCGGAATGGCGGCGAGGATCTCACGCGGCTTAGACCACGTGGCCTCCTGCAACACGTCGGTGACGAACCCGACCGGATCATCCACCCACAGGCAATAGGGTGTGCCACCCTCCCGGGCGGCCACGGCCAGCACCTGAACCCAGTCGGCGGCGCTCAGCGTCTTCATGAAGCCGCGCCGGGCGGCCACCGGCGCGGCCACCAGATCGGCGAACAACCGGGCCGCCTCATTCGAACGGCCACGCACCCGCTCCCGGGCGGCGGTGACGACACTCACGACGTCGCGGCCACCGGGACCGTGTAGCAGTCCCGGCACAACCGTTCGGACGGCTCAGCCAGCATCAGGGCCCCGGCCAGGCCGCACACGGTGTCTCCGGAGCGGGTACGCCGGTGGGCGTAGGGGGCGCCGTCGCAGGTCCACCGCAGCGCCGGATGCATCACGGCGCCGTCAGCCAGTGCCCGGTTCAGTTCGCCACGGCGGCGGCGGGCGGCATCCAGGGAAGCGATCTCGGCCATGCAGAGCAGCGTGCATGGCCGGACTGGTTAGCGTCGCCCTGTGGCTATCGTACGGCTATCTGCCGTACGATAGCCACATGGCTCATGTACGGCTTACCGTCAATCTGCTCATCAAGGTCGCCGACACACTGAAGGCGCTCCACCACCGCCTGGGACTCAGCCAGACCGACATCGTCAACCGCGCCATCTCCTGCTACGACTTCATGGAGCAGGCGCGGTTGGAAGGCAGGGACATTCTGCTGCGGGACAAGGAGTCCGGCGAAATTGAACGGGTGACCTGGTTTTAAGCGGCCCGCCGACGCCGGGCGAACCCGCCGGGGCGCACTCCGGTCGCGGCGGCCTTCTCCTTAGCCTTGGCCCGCTGGGCTACCGTCAGTTCGATGACGACGGCAGCCCGCCGCCGTGTCCCGGTGTCGGCGATGGCGGCCAGTTCGGAGGCGATCCGGCCGGAGTAGTAGTCGGTCGGCCGCCACACGTCCACGTCGGCGCCGACCGCTTCCAGATGGGCGAGGACAAGTTTCTGCGCGGGAGTGAGGCGGCCCTTCTGCGCCTTCAACTCCCGGAACATGACGTGGGATCCGATGATGGTCCAGTCGGGCCAGCCAGGGCGCATCCCGCCCACCCCGTCTGTCGGGTGGAAGGAGAACGGCGCCAGAAAAAGGTCGTTGAGAAGGGCCCGGACCTTCAGGTCCAGACTCTTCTCGTTCATCTTCGCCGCACGGGACGTGAACGCGTCCACCAGTTTGGCCATGACGGTTACGCGGCTGCGGCGCGGCGGGCGCTGGGCGTGGCGCCGGTGCGGATCAGTGCGACCATCGCGGTGGACAGCGTGCCCAGGCGGGCCAGCTCCGCGTTGGAGTAGATACGGCCGACCGGCTTCTCCGCCTCCCGCCGACCGGTCATCTCCGCGTCGGTGAGCCGGTGCCACCGGACGCGCTTCTTCTCCCACCGGCCTTCGGCCAGTTCATGCAGCAGCGCGTCCCGCAACGGGCGGGCCACCTCGCCGTATTCGCTGCACCGCACATACTGCTGGTGGGCGGACTCGGCGACCTCGGCGGCGCGCTTCTCCGTCCACCGGGGCAGCGTGGTCCGGTCGGCGTTCATGATGGCGAAGTCGATGATCCGGCGCTCGTCCGCCCCCATCTTCCTGATGATCGCAATCGGCTTCCAGCCGTAGTTGAACTTCAGGTTCTGGATCGCCGTGCGCCGGTCGGCGCGCAGCTTGTCCATCGTCCGGTGCTTCGTCCACGCCGCACCGGACAGCGTGCCCAGCACGATGAAGCGGTGTACCGGATGCTCGATCGCCGCCGCGATCTCCGGAGTGATCTGCTTCGTCTCCGTCTGCGGGTCGAACGACCCGTAACGCTCCTCCAAAGCCTCGACGGCCGCGTTGCGCAGGGCCTCTATCTCCTCCTTGGAGGGAAGTTGCCGGGGCGGCAGCGTCGCTGCTGCGATGAACGCCTCGATCGGGTCTGCGGGCTCCTGCCCGGTTCCCGTGTCAGGCTCATCGCGAACATCGGTTGGCTCGATTACGTCGGTGTTCATTGGCCTCAGCCTCCGTTCTGGTCGTGGTCTCTCCTTCTAATTCAGTTACGAGTGTACAGGGATCTAGCGCGAGAGCAAGATTCCCGGGTGCCCAATTTTGTCCGATGTAACGCTCCGTCGCCGACCGATGTCCGCGTACAGGGATTTAGCGTCACAGACCGTGCAGGTTACGCGGCCCGGTACGGCTGAATCATGTGCCGGGACGCCGGACCATCGCCGACAGGACCGATCAGCACCGGCTTGACCGCCCCGTAGATCGACACCGACGCCACCGGGCTGCGCAGCCCGATCAGCGCGTTGAGCAGATATCCGAGATTAAGGCTCACCTCGACATCCTCGCCGTCCACGTCCGCCGCCACCGTGGAGGCGGAGCGGGCCAACGTCCCGACCGTGTTGCCGCCGGTCAGCCGGATACCCTTGCCGGACAGGGCCAGTCGCAACGTGGGCGGCGGGGCGTCCGCCCCGCCGCCGCCGAGTACCGTTCCCGCCTTCTTCAGCGCCCGCATCAGCGCGTCGGTCTCCACCGTCATCGCGGTCGCCGTACCTTCGGCCCGCATCGCCTCGAACGACATCTCGGCGTTGGCGAAGTAGTTCCGCCAATTCGGGAACTGGCCGTCGATCACGCGGACGGTGGAGACGCGACCCTCGCCCGACAGCGACACCATCGTCACCTTGTCCTGGTAGCCGCGCACGAACGCCACCCCCACCCGGCCGGTTGCCGAACCGGTGAAGTCGGCCAGCAGGCGCGGCGGCACGATCGCGCCGCACTCCACCGCCTTGGCAACCGGCTTCCACGACAGTTCCGTGGCCGCGATCTGGTAGCGGTTGGTGGCGGCCAGGCTCATTACCTCATTGGCCACCTCGACGAACACGCCGGTGTGCTCAACTTGGGCGCCCTTGCCCTTGCCGACGGCACCACCGACCTGTTTGAACGCCTGCTGAAGCAGCTCGGCGTCCACCCAGCCGACCGGCTCGCCCGCCTCCGGCAGTGACGGGTAGTCGTAGGCGGGCATGAGCGCCAGTTCCCAGGAGTCCTCACCGCAGGTGATGACGGCGGCCGTCTCCTCGGCGACTACTTCGACTTCGTCGCCGTCGGCCGCCTCACACACTTTGTGCAGCAGCGCGGCGGGCAGGAGACCGTCGCCACCCTCCAGGATGATCGCGGGGATGGTGGCGCGGGACGCCAGTTCGTAGTCGTTGGCGGCCAGACTCAGGACGCCCGTCTCGCCGTCGGCGTCGATGAGCAGACCAGCCATGATCGGCTGTACGCCGTGGCTGGTGTCTGCCGCGCGGGCGACCCAGGCGACCGCCTCGGCGAACCGGATCCGGTCAACGGTGAACTTCACGGGGATACCTCCGAACGGGGGTGTGGGGTGGTCGTGAACATCAGGCGGCCTCGTCGGCGGCGGGCTGCTCAGGGTTGGCGGCCTGCGCTGAGCGCTCCAGCGCATCAGCGATCATGGCGTCGATGCCGGGCAGTACCGGCACCGGACCCCAGCGCCTCGTCTGCTCAACCTTGTACTCGTCGGGCGCGTATTCGGTCATGGTTCCTCCCTTCTGCTGCAGTCATTGACATCGGGGTTATGCGGCCATCCGCAGGGTGGCGGCGGCCGGGTGGGGAGTGCAGGCGATGGACGTCAGTAGCGCCTCGATCTGCTCGGCGACCTGCTCCTTGACCAGGTCGGGGTCTTCGGGGCGGCCGTCGTCGTCGCGTCCCGCGTCGGCGCCGTCCTCCAGGGCGGTGAGCCATTCGCTCAGGTCGATCAGTTCCCGCCACATGCTCAGCCGGGTGTCGTCGGTTGCGTGGTTGTCGAGGATTCCGGCGAGAACCACCGCGTTGTCGGCCTCTTCGACGAACGGATCTTCCAGCAGTAGCTCTACGGCGGCACGCCGGGCCTGTGCGCGAACCTCATCGAATCCGATGGACTGCATGATTAACTCCTGTCCGCGCCGTGGTCGCTCTACCTGGCGCTTCATCACCATCAGTGTACATCCATTTAGCACTAGGGGGAAGGGGTGGGGTGCGGTTTCCACGCACCCCACCGTGGACCCCGGCCGGGCCTTAGGTCGCCCGCTCCTGCCAGAGCCGATCCTGTGCCGCGCACCGCATCCGGCCCGCCTCCCGCCACGTGATCGCTTCGGCGCCCGCCGCAATGGCCTCCAGGCGCTTCGACTCCACCACGTCGTAATGCCGCCGCAACTGAAGCGGATCGTCGGCCTTATGGAACCAGGACCGCCGCAGCCCAATCCGTTGCGCGAACTCGTGCAACTCCTCGTCGGAGGTGTCGGAGAACAGGTGCGACCAGCGGCCCCGACCCTTGCCTACGGTGGCCTGCTGCCGCCAGTCGTCTACGTAGACGGTCACGGTCACCCCCAGGACATGGCGCAGTCGCATTCGGCGCAGAACTGCATGCCGCGCACGAGCGCCACCAGGTTGGACCGGTCGTAGGCAGACAGGTGGTCACCCAGAAACTTCAAGATCGCCTCGAAGCGGGGGACCATCATCCGGCACTGTGAGGCGGAGAAGAAGCCGTGCACGTCCCCAGAGTCCAGCCACGGCATCAGCGGCGTACCGCTGCCCTCATCGCCCTGATACGGAGCGCGATTCTTCCACCACGCCTCCAGGTCCATGATCCCCTCGAACTCGGCGATTTGCTTCCGCAGGGCGGCGAAGCCGTGGTAATCCCACGAGGCGCCACCGGGCCGGTAGGACAGTCCCATACGATCACTTCCTTTCATGGGGTTAAGCGGCTGCTGCCATCTCTCTGGACGGTTCCAGGTCGGCCGCGATCAGGTCTTCCAGGCGCTTGCGCTCGGCCATCGCCTCATTCAGCTCCTCCTCGTAGTCGAACGTCTTCTTGAGTTCCGAATCGATCGCCTCAGCCCGCCGCTGCAACGTCTGGGCGTAGTCCAGCGCCGTAGCCGCCTCGCGCCCGGCCGTGTTGATGGCGTTGTCGATGTAGCGCAGCAGCGCCATCTCATAGCCCTTGCGCAGCAGTTTGATCTGGGGGTTGCCGATCGGCGTCCACTTCCAGGAGTTCTTGGAGGTCAGTGAGACGGTCAGGATCGGGGCGCCGCCGGACCAGGTGACGGAGAATTTGACCCGGACGCCGCGCCATGTGCCCGCCTCCTGCTCGCAGCGGTGGGCGCGGGCGAAGCGGCCCGCTTCTGCCAGCGCGGCGGCGGCCTCCTCCTCCACGTCGATTCTGGTGGAGTGCTTCTCGTAGACCCGGTCGTGTTCGGCGGCGGCGATGCCTTCCCAGGAGGAGGCGTAGGACTTGTGGGTGCGGGCCGCCTGTTGGTAGTGGTGCTGGTCGGCCTTCATGCGGGCCAGGTCCCGGTGGTGGGCGGCGTACAGGTTGCGCAGCCGGGCCACTTCAGCTTGGGCGCGGGCCAGATCCAGGACCAGTTCCTGTCCGGTCGCGGCGGCCTTGATCTGGGCGTAGTCGAGGGTGTCGTCGCTGATCAGGTCGTCCACCTGGCGTACGTCCAGCTCCCCGGACAGGATCTGGAAGATGAAATGGCTCTTCCGTTCCAGGTGCTGCCACATGTAGGAGTCGAAAGATCCTTCGGTCACGTACCGGAAGACCCACATGGTGTCGCAGAGGTTGCCGGGCCGGTCGCCACGGCCGTCTCTCTGCTCCACATCGGCCGGGCGCCAGGGGGCGTCCATGTGATGGATGGCGACCAGCCGGTCCTGGGCGTTGACGCCCGTGCCGCCCTTCTCCGTGGACACGAACAGGACCGCGATGTCGCCGTCACGGCACTGCTTGAACAGGAACGCCCGCTCCAGGTCGGTTTTGGCGGCGTGGATGAACTGGATCAGGCGGCGGGGTACGCCAAAGTGAACCAGCAGGTCACGTGTTTCGCCGTACACCTGCGGGTCGCCGTCACGCGGGGTACCCAGGTCGCAGAAGATGAACTGACAGGTTCCGGGTTTGCCGTCGCCCCACAGCAGACCCTTGGAGGAGTCCGGCCACGTCCAATCCTTCGTCTGGTGGTAGATGCGGGCGACGTTGGCCGCGACCACGTCCGGCTTGCCCGGCTCGGCGGAGTCGAGGCCGACCAGCGGCAGCCACAGGGCGGCCTTCCTGCCGTCGTTGCAGACCGACAGCATGTTGTCGTCCACCATGCGCTGCTTGGTCTCGGAGTAGCGCGGTAGCGGCTTTCCGAGGCGAATCTTGTCGGCCCGGCGTACCAGCTCTTCGATGAACGGCTTCAGCTCCGGCTGGCCCTGCACCTTGACGATCTCGCGGACGACCCGGCCCGGCCCGTCCAGTTTGAGCTGGTGACGGGTGCGCACATCCATCGTCTCGCCGAGCATCAGCCGCAGTTCGGGGACGTTGACGAACTTGGACGGGCGGCGGTGCATCCGGAATCCGGCACCGTCCGGCGTAACCTCGATCTTCGATTCGAAGGTGACGAACATGCCTGCGAACGCGTCGAAGCTGCACAGGTCCCACTCCTTCAGCCGTTCCACGGTGTTGGTGTAGCGCAGCAGCGTGTACGCCTCAGCCAACGTGTTGGAGATCGGCGTGCCGGTGAACCCGGCGAAGGCGCGGCCGTACGTGGTCAGCAGCCAGGAGATCTTCATGAAGGCGTCTTCGGCCCGCTTGGACGCGGGCATCGCGAAGCCTTCGGTACGGCAGGGAGAGAACAGGTTCTTGAAGTAGTGGAACTCGTCGATCATCAGGAAGTCGATGCCGAGAAGATCGAAGAACAGGCCGTCGTCGCGGCCCGGCCGCTTACGCGTGTGCCGCATCGCGGCGGCTTCTTCGTCCAGAACGAAGCACTCGCCCTCGAACACCTCCGGCTGCGGCTTGCCCCAGCTGGACAGGGCGGCGTGCCGCTGCTTCAGCTTCATGACCTGCTTGGCCAGCCGCTTGACGGTGCGCGAGTTGTCCAGGCCGTCAGCGGTCATCGCCTCTTCGATGGCGGCGATCTGGTCGGCGATGAAGTCCGCTTCGAGCGCCGGACTGACCGGGATGGAGGTGAACTGCTGAACCGTCATCACGATCATGTCCCAGTCGGCGGAGGCGACCTTGGCGGCGAAGTACTTGCGCCGCTTCGGGTTCAGGTCGGCCTTGGTGACCATGAGGATGCGGGCGCCCGGGTAGACGCGCCGGAATTCGGCCGCCGTCTGTTCCAGTAGGTGGTTGGGGACGACCGCGCACGGCTTGTTGATCAAACCGAGTCGTTTCATCGTCTGACCGATCATGATCATCATGGCGGTTTTTCCGCCACCCACCGCCGTCGCCACGATCGTCGTCGGTGACGCCGACGCCCGCGCCACCATCGCGTTCTGATGGTCATACGGCGTGAACCCGGCCGCCATGCCGGGATAGGTGAACATGGAGCCGTCGAACTTGCGCAACCGGACCGCGTTGTAGGCCCAGTTGTACAGGTGGCACAGCCGGTCGGAACGGTCCGGGTTCGTCCACACCCACGTGCCGAACGTCTCCTGAATCGCCTTCGTGCGCTCCTCGGCGAGCTGCGTCTCCGCCTGATTGCGGACCTTCTTCGTCTTCGTCTTGCCCGGCCGGTCCGGGTCGGGCACCTCCACCTCATCCCAGGCGACCGGCGCGCTCCCGTTCAACGCCTTCTCGATCAGATCGACGGCGTTGAACCGGGCGGTTCCCCACCTGGTTGTCGCGGTCACCTTGTGCCGTGCCGGGGGCGCCGACACCTCCCACGACGCCGTCAGCTTCTCGTGCCGGACCGTCACCTTCTCCGACTCGTCATTGGAGAAGCTGGTGGACAGTCCGAACAGGGCGACGATGAAGTCCTTGACCACGTCAGCGGGGACCCATGGTGCGCCGAGCCGGGCGGCGATGTCGGACGGGCCCAGATCCACCGGCTGAACCTGCGTCAGCGCGGCCACATTCGCCCACCACCGCTCCGGCTCCTCATCGTTGGCGACCATGTCCTCGGCGACCTGCAACTTCTCGCGGACGTTGCCGGACAGGTACTCTTCCGCCGGAACCCACCGGTCGTCAGCCGGGTCGCAGAAGGCGAGGCCGGTCAGGTGATTCGGCACCTCAGCCTCGGAGACGTCGAGGAGGCGGGCCAGCGTCGGCAGATCCAGGTAGCCGTGTTCGTCCCAGCACAACGCGACAGCCTCGGCCGGATTGTCGGCCCGCTGCTTACGCACCGGCCGCCGGTTGACGCGGCGCAGCAGAATGTCGGCGGGCTCCTCGGTCCGGTCCTCCTCACTCCACCGGCCCAATGCCAGCACCGTCGGATAGTCCGGGTCGCCCGGCCGGTCTCCGATGCCCCGGAAGCCGCCCAGGTTCGGGGTGCGCCGGTTGAAGGTCGGAAACCCGGTCTCCTCATCGACGGGCCCGGCGGTGAGCGTGGACCGGTTCAGCGGGCCGAACCGGTCCACATAGGAGCGGTAGAGCGTCGCCGTGTGCTCCCGCAGTGGCGTGATGTCGGCGTCCGGCTTGTCAAGGTCGGCGTCGGCGGTGAACAACTCGACGGCGGCGTCTCGCAGCAGGATCAGATGCTTCAGCTCATCGGACGGCTTGGAGACCGGCTCATGGTTGCCGTTGAGGACTTGCGTGACCGCGCCGTCCTCGCCCAGGTGGAACGAGCCTTCTTTGTCGTCGGTGGTGGTCACTTGGATGGTGTCGGTAAGCCGTTCGGCCGCCTGCCACACCTTCCCGCCCGCGTGGGCGTGCGCGACCAACTTGTTCACTGCGTTGGCCAGCAGCTCTACCGGGTCGGCTCCGGCGGGCGGGATGACGTCCAGGGTGGCGCCGTGCTGCTGCCCGCCGCGCGGGTGCATGGCGCCCAGCACCATTTCCGGATGGGCGCCCCAGTAGTCGTTGACGGTGGTGAGCAGGTGGTCATGCGTGCGTGCGTGCTTCCAAGCGCCCACCTCCACCCCGTCGTCGGCGTACGGGCGGCGCCGCAACACCACGATGTCGGCCACGCCCCGGAATCCGAGACTTGAGAACGCCCCCGACGGCAGACGGATCGCGCCGACGAACTCACCGAGCCGGGAGTAGAACGTGCGCGCCAACGGGTTTTCGGCGTCCATCGTGTAGCGGGAGGTGATGAGGATGGCCAGCCCGCCCGGGTGCAGCCCTTTCAGAGCTCTCCACAGGAAGTAGCTGTGCAGGGTGGGCGTGAATCCGGCTTCGTCGGCGGGCCAGGCGGCGTCATAGATCGGCACCTTGGCGAACGGGACGTTGCCGATGGCGGCGTCAAAGGCGCCGATCCGGAACGCGGTCCGTTCCAGCGGCTTGTTGATGATGGTCGCGCCGTGGTGCAGGCGGGCGGCGATCCCGGCGGAGGTGGGGTCGATCTCGACGCCGGTCCAGTCCACGTCCAGGCCGGGCGGGGTGGCGGCGATGAAGTTGCCCGACCCGCAGCCCGGCTCCAGTACCCGGCCGCCGGGGAACCCGAGCCGGATCAGCAGATCCCACATGGCCGCCGAGATCGCCGGGGTGGTGTAGAAGCTGGTGGCGGTGGCTTCCTTGGCCGCCGTCTCCTCCTGCGGCGATAGAAGCTCCGACAGCTCATCCACGACGTCTTTCCAGCCGCCGGTCAGCCGATGCCGCTTGTAGGGGTCTACGGCATCGGCCAGCGGCCCCCAGCCGGTCCAGCCGGACAGGTCGGCGCGTTCGTCAGCGGCCAGTACACGGCCGGGCGGGATGGTTTTGTGGGCGCGTAGTGCGGCCAGGCTTGCTTGGGCAAGGGCCAGCGGCCCCAGGGTGTCAGACAAGGGGGGACTCCTGTTCTGTCCCGGGGGTCGCTCAACCCTGGGACTACCCTCCGATTATACAGTCATTTAACGCTTGTCGGTAGGGGTTTGAATGGTGGGCTGAACCTCCTCCAGGCCCAGGCGGCGGGTGAAGATGCCGCGCGGCAAGAACCGGGCCTCATGAGCCTCGTACTCGCCGATCGCGAAGACGTACTCCCACGCCTTCGGATCCTTGCGAGATACCCACAGCCGGGCGCGGTCCTGGTTGGCCTCCGCCCGCTCCGGGTCCGCGTACGGGCCCAGTAGTTGCAGCGTCTTACCCCGATAGGTGGCGGTCACGTAGAAGCCGTGGGTGAGCGGTTCAGGCTGCGGCCACGGCCGCGAACCGGCCGGAACCTCCTCCGGGTCGGCCTTATACCAGGAGCAGTCGTAGCGGCCCTCCAGGCTTCCTGGGGCCGTCTCCGTCCACTCCGCCGGGGTTCGACCCAGCAGGGCGGTCAGGATCAGCCCACATTCGCCGCCGCCGCTTCCGCGTGCGCCGCTGTCTCGGATGCAGGTTCCGCACCAAGCGTCCATCCAGGCTTCGCCCTCGGTGCTGTTGGAGAAGGGCGAACCCTCGCGGGGTTCGCCCGGGATGCACGTCATGCCTCCTGCTTTCCGGCGATCCGGTTGAGGATGTCGGCCGACATCCAATCCGGCACGACACCGTTCGCGATGGCCGCCAGGCCAGCGAACTCGCGGGCCAGTTCCACGCGGTTCTTGTTCAGCGTGTCCCGGTATTCCACGTTGACATCTTCGTTCGTCTTGACGGCCTTGCGTAGCAACACCGCCGCTTCTTCCAGGTAGCTCATGTTTTGCTCCCTTTTCTGTGGTGGTCAGGCGGCGATCGGGATGACCGCCGCCGTGGGGAAGGAGAACCAGATCGTCGTCTGCTCCCCGGCGACGTCGATGCCGTAGGCGGGGGCGAGGGCGGCCATGAGGCTGAGTCCGCGCCCGTTCTCCGACTCGACGTCGGCGAAGCCGGTGTCGATCGCCTGCGGCTGCCAGGGCAGGCCGGTGTTGGTGAACGTCACCGTGACGTCGGCGCCGTGGTCGATGGCCACGGAGAAGCGGGCGCCAAGCCCGTGCCGTACGGCGTTCTGCGCCAGTTCGGACGCCAGGAGGCGGGCGTCTTCCATGTCGGGGTGTCCGGCAAAGTGGTCCGCGACGAATGCGCGGGCGGCGGGCACCATCGCGGCGGTGGCCGCGTACTCCTTGAACGTGTCCATGGTCGCTCCTCCTGGATCGTTCCTTCTGTCTATACAATAGATACCATCATTTAGCGTGTTCAACCATCTAGCGCGTGTCGAAATGGCGATGTCACCAAAAAGGAAGCCCCCTTCCCAGATTGGGGAAAGGGGCTTCCGTCGGCGGAAGGCTGTAGTCAGCGCGGCAATGCCCGCTGCCGGTTCTCCAGGCCGGTGCCGCCCAGGTTCGCCCGCGAACCCGCCGCCTCGCCGTCCTGCCATCCGGCGGCGCTCGACGACGGCGCCGTTTTGCGGCGCTTCAGGCCAGGATTGGCTTCCTTGAAAAATGCCTCCACCCGCTGCTCGCGACTGGCCAGGACGAGCGCTTTGCTGGTGCCAACCTCCGAATCCTCCGCTTCGTTGACTGCTTGCGCTTCTCGTGCCATGACCATCTGAACGGCCTTCCAGATGAACCCCTTGATCCATGAGTTGCGGTATGCGCGGCTGTTCTCCCCGTAGGGCGTCTTCAGCCGGTTCAGGGCTGAGGTGACCTGTAGTAGTAGCGACGTATAGAGCAGTTCAACTCGGTCGATGTCCGACTCGAACCCGTAGATGTGCGCGATCCGGTAGTGACGGCCGCTGGTCGTGAACATCACCTTGCATCGCATGGCGTCGGCCAGCCAGGAGAACAGCTCCATTCGGCGAGCCGCGTGTTGGCCGCCGTGCATCTCAATCCGCCGCATGGTCGGCTTGTCCTGCTTTGTCTCGGCTCCAAGCATGGCCTGGTCGATGCCGTATTTGGCGATCAGGGCGGCGGCGGCGCTGGTGAACGTGTCGCGCTCGTGCTCGTTGTCGGTCCGCTCCGCCTTGGCCAGTAGGTTGCGGATGCGCTCCAGGGTCTTGGTGGGGATGGTCATGCGGCTTCTCCTGTCAGGACGGAAAGGGTGTGGGCACCGACGCGGACGATATAGCCCGCTTCGGTCAGGGTGTGGTGCAGGTGGGCCGCGTCGTCCAGGGGGATCGAGGCCCAGGCGCGGCGTGGACCGCCGCCGTGGTGGCCGGTCACGGCGAGCTGGAAGTTGGTGAGGCCGTGCTGGATCAGGACGGTCAGCAGGGTCTGCTTCTCGCGCCGCAGTCGTGCGGCGTCGGTTTCGTGGTTGGCCACAGTGTCTTCTCCTGGTTCGGGGTCGCTCTCCCGTGGTGCTTCCACCACCCTAACACACGCGCTAAATGGTTGTATAGAGACAGGGGAAGATAGGACAGTCATTTAACATCATCGACGAAAACCCTTGCGCCCCACACTGGGGCGCGGTACCTTCGGATCAGCACCTCACCGAGATGCAGGCACCGGATACTTCACATCATTTGGGATACAAAAGTCCCGGCGCCGTCTTGATTCGGGAGGGGCCCACACAAGCGCATAGCGTGTCCGAGATGCAGGTATCGGTTACTTCATCCTTCGAAATGATGACACTTAGGTTCGACTCCTGACTCCGGCCCAGGCCGGAGGCCGATGGCGGCAGTCTGTTACCGGCACCGACTTGATTCGGACACGACCCTCATACGCAGATGGCCCTTCACCTCCACCGGTGAAGGGCCATCTGCGTATCCGCACGCCAAACGGGCGTATGAGCGACACGCCCCAACGAAAGGAGTCCCCCATGGCCAAGTTCAACCGCAAGCCCACCGCTACGGACGCCGCCCAGGCCGCCGGAATCCCACTACCCGACCTCTCTACCGCCGACGTCGCCGTCCCCCAGGCGGTCGGCCACGAAGGCGCACCCGGCTTCCTGCGCACCCCCGAGGGCGAACTTTTCATGCTCGGCGTCGTCAACATGGTCGGGGAGGACACCTTCTACGAGAAGGCCGCCGCCCGCGACAACCGGTTCGCTGAGCTGGTCCGCACCGTGGCCGTCACCAACCCCGAATGGCTGATGCAGTTCATCGGCTGGCTGCGCAACAGCGCCAACATGCGGAGCGCGTCCGGCGTCGCCGCCGTCGAAATGGTCATGGCCCGCAAGGAAGCGAAGCTGCCCGGCTACGGCCGCCAGGCGGTCGCGCACGCGTGCGCCCGCGCCGACGAGCCCGGCGAGATCCTGGCCTACTGGCTGAACCGCTACGCCCCACAGGGCGGCAAGGCGGCCAAGTCCATGCCCGCCGCACTCCGGCGCGGCCTGGCCGACGCCGTGGCGAAGCTGTACAACGAGCGCAACCTGATCAAGTACGACTCCGACAAGGCCACCGTCCGGTTCGGTGACGTCGTGGAACTGGTACGCCCGACCACGTTCCGGCCGGAGATGCGCGGCACCGCGCAGGGCGAACTGCTGGAGTTCGCGATCGACGTCCGGCACAACCGCGACAACGGCATCCCCGCGTCGCTGACCGTGCTGCGCAACCGGGCGGAGATTCTGGCCGTTCCGCAGGAGGCACGAGCCCTGTACCTGGTCTCTCCGGAGCGGTACGGCGAACTGAAGGCGGCCGGGTTCACCTGGGAGCAGTTGGCCGGATGGCTACATGGCCCGATGGACGCCCTGGCATGGCAGACCATCCTGCCGTCGATGGGCTACATGGCCCGATTGCGGAACTTGCGCAACTTCGACAAGGCGGGCGTGCCTGACGACGTGGCCGCCGGTGTGGCCGCCTACCTGGCAGACCCGGACAAGGTGGCCAAGAGTCGCCAGTTCCCCTACCGGTTCCTGTCCGCGTACCTGGCCACCGACACCGAGCGGTGGCGTGACGCGTTGGAGAAGGCGCTACAGGCGTCCGTGGCCAACATTCCGGCCCTGCCCGGCCGCACACTCGTCCTGGTGGACACCTCCGGCTCCATGGAGGGGATGGGCCTCTCCGCCCGGTCGAAGATCAAGCCGGTGATGGCGGGCGCTCTGTTCGGCGTCGCACTGGCCGCCAAGGGCGACGGGGTGGACCTGTACGGGTTCGCCGACGGCTACCGGCCGTTCCGGCACGACGTCCGTACCGGCGCCTCCGTGCTGCGGCACACGCAGGCGTTCTGCGACAGGATCGGCCAGGACGGGCACGGTACGGCTATCGCTGAGTCGGTCCGCAAGACGTACCAGGGTCACGACCGGGTCGTCATCGTCACCGATATGCAGACGTTCGCCTCCGACCACTGGGGCACCGGCGACGTCTCCTCGCAGGTCCCGGCGGAGATCCCGATGTACGCCTTCAACCTGGGCGGCTACAAGGTGACCGGCATCGACACGTCGCAGCCGAACCGGTACGAACTGGGCGGCCTGACGGACGCCACGTTCAAGATCTTGGGCGCGTTGGAGAACGGGGTAGACGGTCTGATGGCGATCGACGGGACACCGGCGGCGCTGACGCCGTAACCTGGAACGGTTGTGCTAGCAACCAGCTGGGGCTTGCCCCGGCAAGTGAAACGCCCCGGCCCTGGGGAGGGTCCGGGGCGTTTTCACGTCTCTGTCAACTGCCGTCGAGGTCGTAGACGAACGTGTTGCAGTACTCGTCAAGGGTCGAGTTCTCCCGTACGCGGTCGAACACTGAAAAGGCACGATTGAATGCGGCCCGGTCGCCGTTCTGACGGGCCTCCGCCATGTCGCGGCGGGCATTGATCATCCGAGTGGTGTTGTTGCTTCGACTGGGCTGCGATCTGGCCATGGCGATTCTCCTTTGCCTGTGTCGCTCATCAGGTACAACACCAGCCTAGGCTACGCTAAATGGGTGTGCAAGAGCATGGTGGAAGGAGGAAACGGGAAACACCGGCGGACGACAAGACGCCCGACCGCTCGCGGGCAGCCGGGCGTCAGGGAAGGGTTACAGATCGGCATAGGTGGCTATCTGATAGGCCAGGTAGCCGACCGCAGGTCGAACTCCTGCTCGCCGATCTCGTTCACGGCGCCACCTCCAGCGGGCCGACGGCCGCCCATACCCGGCACAGCGGGATGTCGCATTCGCTCCAGTCCTTGCGGGACAAAATCGGCTGGGTGTCGGGGTCGGCGTGGAAGCCGCCTGCGTATTGCCACAGGTCGCCGTGGCAATCACGGAGATCGCGGCGGAGGTCCCAGACGATGCGACCGGTGGCGTCCTTCCACGTATCCGGGTCGCTCTCGCCATAGCCCTTCTGCATGTCGCAGTCGGGGTGTGGGGCGACATGCTCGGCGGCGCCCAGGGCGATGAGCAGGGCGCCGGTCATCGACGTATTGAGGTCGCCGTCCTGGTGGAGCTGACGAACAAGCGCGGCCGTATCGCGCAGCCGCATCTCAGTCACGACGCTCACCTGCTTCTTCTTCCTGGGCCCGCTGCGCCGTGGCGGCGGCTTCGCCGATAGACTGGACTTCGGCGAGCAGGTCGTGAGCGGCGTTTTTGACCGCGTCTACACCGCTTTTCCAGCCGAGGTCGTACGCGGTCCTGGCGCGGCGCTCGGCCCATCCCCACAGGAGTGCGACGATGCCCGCCATGGCGAACGCGAACCCGGCCTCACGGTCGCCGGAGGTGACATGGCCGATGGTCAGGCCGACCATGACAGCGGCGACGGATGTAGCCAGACTTTCCAGGATGGCGGAGGCGAGGGGGCGATGCGCGAGGACGCGCCGCCCGGTGTGGGCGACGCGCTCCGCGATCTGGTGAAACCTGTTCACAGGTTCTCGTATCCTTCCTCTGCGGCGATCTGCTCCTCATGTCTGGCCTGAAGTGCTTCCTGGATCTGGTCGTACAGCACGTCCTCGCTTTCGCCGGTCAGCATGCAGAACGCCTTCTCCAGCCCCCGGACGTAGCCGCCCCGATCCTCAGACTGGCAAGAGTGGGAGGCGTCCAGGATTTCGGTGAACAGGCGCTGGCCCATCTCTGCGGAGACGCGGTGCTTCAGCGGGATGCGCACGTCGCCCTCGTAGGCGAATACCTTCGAGTGATCGACGCCCCGGGCGGGGCTGAAGACGACCTGGAGGTTGACCACATGGCCACGCTGTCCGTCGCCAGTCTTCTCGACGACCGTGTGGTCTGCACCGTGCAGGGTGACTACGTCGCCCGACTTGACGTTGCGCATGGCAACGGTGGGGTAGGCGGCGGTCAGCTCGTGCATGTGCAGGGCGAACAGGTGCCGCAGCGCGGCGTCCTTGGTCTCCTGGTCGGCCTGCGCCACGGCGTCGTCTGCGGCGGTCCAGAGGTTTTCCGGGGCACCGTGGTTCCAGGGGGGGCCGACGGGGGTGGCGTTGAGAAGGCGGCGCACGGCGGAGGCGCCGTGCATGCGGCCCTGGGGGTCGGCGCCTCCGGGTTCGTCGCGGTGCAGCGGGGAGGTCGTCGGCGGGACCTGTATGCGGTAGTAGTCGTTGCCGGGGTATGCCTGGTTGTTCTGGGCGTCGCCGGGGCCGTAGTCGGCGCACTGCCAGCGGCCGTTGTGGTCGTGCACCCAGCGGCCGTAGCTGGGGCCGGTGATGTAGTGGATCGGCAGGCCACAGGTGGGTCTGGCGCAGGTGGCGTTGCGGGGGCTCTGGATGGGGGCCGGGTCGGGCATGTTTCCTCCTGTGGTGGTGTCGTGCCGCTCTATCGACACCACCACCATACATCACGCGCTAAATGCCTGTACAGCTTTACTGGTGGACGCCTCAATCAATTCCGACCAGACACTCACAGACAGCAGCTCCCCAGCCGCCTCCACGCGCACGCGCACGACCCGAATGGAACAGTCCTGACACAGCCCGTACTCCACCAGGTAGGCGGCCGGGCCGATCGACTCCGCCTGGCCACGCCGCACTACGACGGCGGTGGGGTGGTCGCATTCCAATGGCTCCAGCGCGGCCGTCACCTCCCGGTAGGGGGCTCCGCCGCCGATCGGCGTGGTGATACCGCTGGCCTGGGTGACGTACATGACACGGTCGAGGTGCGCGATGGCGGCCTGGATGTCGTCCGGCCGCCCGGTGACCCGGATGTGAACCATGGGGAAGTGTCCTCCGGCGGGTGTCGCAGGAGACTCGCGGCGTCTCCTGTACACATAGTGACGCATGAGATCTCAAATGGTGATGCATGAGATCCAAAAACCTGGCCGGGAAAAGACGGCATCTTGGCCGTCTCCTCGGGCTCAAGGAAGCACTCCTCAGCGGGAATCCGCGCCCGGCTCCTAAAACACGCCAGCGGGGCCTGGTGAGGTTGCACCCTCTCCAGATCCCCGCCCGTACGTGCAACTGCCAGCGCGGCTGATGTGAAGTAGAGGCCCCGGGATCAGAAGTGCACCTGGACCGGGGTTCTACTGTCATCCACTCTAATTGATCCCCGTCGGGAGCGCTGCGCGAACAGAATGTTCCTCCAGGCACCCACCCTACCGGCCGGTAACTTGCGAGAACTTAGCATTCCCGCAAGTTCGCGACCGAGAGCACTGCTCCAGAAAACGAGCGGCCGACACCCTGGCGCGAGCGTTGGTCGAATGGGATACTCCGGTTTCGATCACCAGCCTGCGCGCCTCTGGTCTAGCCAGAGATCAACGGATCGTACGATCTTCTTCTGCTGGTCTCCCGGCCCCTCGATCAGATCAAGCAGCCACTCCTCGTCACCGTCTCGCAGTCGCCCACCCGCCTCTCCAAGACGCTTCATGGCGTAGGCCAGTCGATGCGCCGCCACCATCAGCGGATGGTCAGCCACAGCCCCCTTGCGCGAGAATGCGCCACCACCACGGCGGGCCACACGGTCCAGGTTCGCCGAAAGCGTCAGCCGCTCCCGGTGTTCCAGCACCTCTTCGACCCCGACAGAGAAGAGTCGGCCCAATGCCGTCCTTCGAGCCGCATGAGCTGGACCAACGAGGATGTCCCGTACGGTGGTGGTGTCCACGAGCACCTTCAAGGTCGCACCATCCGGGAAGTCGCGCAGACCCATCCGCAGGGCGTGCAGCTCGCAGACGTCCGTCCGCATACGACCCTCATGCGTAGCCAGCGCCGGGGGGCAGGTGAACCAACCGCCCGAGACACCGCCACTACCGTCCACCGTGCCGTAAGCGCCGATCAGCATCCGACTGGATACCGAACCGTCCACGGCCAACAGCCACTCGTCAAGATCCAGGGCGGCGGAATCAAGGTGTACCGTGCCCACGTCAGAGACATCGGGCGCTGAGGTGCCCATCATCCTCCTTGAAAGCCTGGCCCGCGATAAGCGGTGTTATCACGGGTCAGGCGACTGATGACCTAGAGATTCTTGAGCGCCACAGCCAGGGGCTCGCGAGAGTTGGGGATGAGGTCGAGGTCGAGAACCTCGTCCTTGGGGACCCACCTGTAGCCGTCGATGAAGTCGCCCGGCCCGTGGCGGCTCATGTCCACCTCGTCGCCGCCCGCCTCGCAGAGTCGGGCAACGGCCACCACCGTCGGGCTGTCGGGCTGATTTCCGAGACGCCATGACCAGACGGCCAGCGGGCGTCCAGGGGACACCTCCAGGCCCACCTCCTCGTACACCTCCCGGATAAGTGCTTCGTCTGGCGTTTCGCCGTTCTGCATGCGTCCGCCCGGCAGCTCCCATCGACCCGGTTGATGCGGGTCGTCCATGCTCTTTCTGACCAGCAGCAGCTTGCCTTGCCACTGGATTACGGCCTTCTGCGCGAATTGCACGTACATGGATCCCCTTCTTCGGCGGGGGGTTATTGTCCGCCCTCAGGTCATCCTTTCCGGCTGTAGTAGCGGGCTGCGATGATGAAGGCGATGGTGTGGGTTACCAGGGCGGCGTTGGAGATGCCGAGTCCCAGGGCCAGCCAGTCGCCGTCGTCGGTGATGGTGGCTCCCGCCAGGGACGCGAACTCCGCACCGAAGATCGCGAAAAGCACGGGGATGACCATGGCGACCACTCCGGCGAGGAATCCCGCCTTGTCCTGGAGGCGACTCTGGCGTTCGTCCTGCCACGGCCCGCCTTCGGCAATCATGGCGGCATCGCTCCTCGGCGGCTTCTTGCGGAGCAGCCGGATTATGAAGTAGGCGTTACGGGCGAGGAGGGGGATAGCGAGCGCGCCGAGCATCGAGATGCGGACGTCCCAGGAGGCGTCACTGGCGATGCTGTAGCCGACGATGACCATCCCCGCGACCCAGAGCAGGATCAGGGCCAGGTTGCCGAGGCGGTAGGCGGCGGCACCGTCAGCTTCCGGTGCCGTTGACGCTGTGGTCTTCATAGAAGATCTCCCGAAGGTCGATGACGCCGAAAAGGTCTGCGATCTTGAGCGCCAGTGGCAGGGACGGGTTATATCGGCCCTGCTCGATGGAGATGATCGTCTGACGGCTCACGCCGAGTTTCTCGGCCAGGTTCTCCTGGCTCATGTCGCTTCCTTTGCGGAGCTGTTCGAGGTTGTTCCGCATGTCGAGTAGCGTATGTAAAGGTCCCTTGACTGTCAAGGTCGCTTTACATACGCTCGCTGTGTGTCGATGATTGTTCGAAGGTGTTTCGATCCGTCCAACCCCCCGGCGCCACCCCCGGCGCGCACGGCATCATAGACACACACCCGATTTCCGATCCCGGCAGAGCGAACCGGGAACCACCAGGAGACCCCCATGACCATGGCCAGCGACAGCGGCAAGCAGCCCGGCATTCTGATGGCCATCGGCCACTACCTGGACCCGGTATGGCCCCCCGCCATGGTGGCGTCCGGCGTAGCGTCCACCCTCATCCCCTCCGGCTCCGCACTGTCGTGGACATTCAGCGCCGCCTACTTCGCCGTCTTCTTCGGCGCCCTGGCCTGCGACCTCTTCGTCCACATGGGGAACCTATGCGAGCGGTGCATCCGAGCCATCCCCCTGGATCCACAGGCCGCCATCGAACGCGACCGCATGTGGTTGAAGCTCTTCCACCGAACCTCCAGCCAGATCTGGGTGCACATCCGGTCCGTCCGTGTTCCGGTACCGAACAAACTCCTCGCCCTCATGCTGCTCGGAACGGCCGTCCTTACCGCGATCCGGCTCACCTTCGACCCCGGCGAGCAGGCGCTGAAGTTCGTCGCCCTGCTCACATGGACCACCCCTCTTGCCAGCATTTTCTGGGCAACCTACCGGCACAACCGGCTTCAGCCATGGTGCCCGTTCTGCCCACGTGACGACGGCGACGACAGGGTGGAGGCTCCGGAACCTGACCCGTCGATCAGCAGTTAGCCCGCGACGGACCCCCGGAACCCCTTCCAGTTGCTTTACCGGGTATCCTCAGCGTCGGTCGGCTGGGCCCTCGCCAGTCGGAATCCAGGAACGAGCGTGACTCCACCGGCCCATGCTGCCCCTGATATCGCGATCCCAGACCTGGGCTTCCGTACGGCCGGGCGGCAGGCGACGACATCCGCATGAAGCAGAGCTGACCCACCTTCATCCCCGGGTGCAGCAGGATCGGCAGGGCGGCCACGTTCGACAGCTCCAGGGTGATGCGGCCGGTGAAGCCGGGGTCGATGAATCCGGCCGTGGAATGGGTCAGCAGCCCCAACCGGCCGAGCGACGATTTCCCCTCCAGGCGGGCGGCCAGGTCGTCGGGCAGCGTCACCTCCTCCATGGTGGAGGCCAGCACGAATTCGCCCGGGTGCAGCACGAACGGCTGACCGTTGCCGACGCGCACCAGCCTGGTCAGATCAGGTTGGTCGGTCGCCGGGTCGATGGCCGGGTGCCGGTGGGTCTCGAACACCCGGAACAACCGGCTCAGCCGAACATCCACACTCGCCGGTTGGATCATGGCCGGGTCGTACGGGTCGATCCCGAGTGCGCCCGTATCCAGGCACATCTTGATGTCGGCATCCGACAGCAGCACAGCTTCCCCTCGATCTATCAGCGTGCCGGTAGCGGCGGCACGGCCTGCTGCGGCACGAACCATGACGGCCGCCGCCCGCCCGGGTTGCGCATCCACTCCGGCCGTCGCGCCGCCCGGCCCTGCATCGCGCCGACCACCCGGAAGGTCGGAGGGTCGGCGATGACCAGCACGTACCAGCGGTCTTCCGGGTCGTTGTCTCGGACGATCAGGCAGCCGTCGGCGCGGGGGGTGGCCCGGATCTCCCAGGCGCGGCCCGCGTCCGGCTTGCCGTGGAAGGTGTTGACGGAGCCGTCCCAGTACAGCGACCGCACCTTGCAGAATGCCCGCTCCGCGCACGCCCCGTAAATCTCGTCGGCCAGACGCTCCATCCAGGAGCGCGGGCTGCCGGTGGATTGGTGCGGGTCCAGGTTCTGCAACCCGGAGGTGGCGAACCGGAGGAGGCCGACATGGGCGGCGCCCAGGAACTCGTACCAGTTCAGCCGGACCTCGCTCACCCGGGGAAGGACCTGCCGGGCAGCAGGGGAGGAGGCGGCGGCATCGCGGCGACGTCGTCCTGGATCGCCAGTTTGAACTCCGCCAACGTGATGTTCAGGGGGGACGACCCGGAATGCTTGATCATCAACCCGATCGGTGTGTTCGGAAACACGAAAATCTCATGCGCATAGTGCCGGTACTGGCCGCCCGGCGTCGGGCTGTCGTCCACCGTAGCCGTGGAGTCGGCGCCGGTGGTCAGGTTGAGGGGGTCACGGACGAACTGGGCCCGGTACTCCGTGGAGCTACCGGCGGCCCAGAACACCATCGCCGTCAGGCTGCCCCACCCAGCCGTGATCGGCCAGATCAGCCCTGAGCGGGCGTCGGGATAGGTGGAGGCTCCACCCACGGGCTGGGCGGCGGGGTGCATGTTGTGCGGGTCGAACGACTCGGCCGCGCCGTACGGGAAACGCACCAGGTAGTAGTCGCCGCTGACCGGCACCACCTGCGGATCCACGACCTTCAGGGAGCAGACGTTAAGTGTCACCCGCCCAGGGTGGTAGGCAGCGGCCGGTAGCGTCGCGGTCTAACCGCATCATCCTTTCGCTGACTCAACCGTGGAAGAAGACGATCACGCCGGTTGCTGCGGTGGCACCTGCTACATTGATGCGCGGAGCGTCGTTGCCCGAAATGCCGAACCCCGGGGAACTTCCCAGGCTTTGCCGGGGCGTACTGAAACATCTGATGGCAGCCTTATCAAGGGCAAAAGTAGTAAGACCCGCGATTGACTGCTAATTGGACTAATAGGGAAAACTCGTCGTCTGGGCGGGCAACGGCGCTCCGCCTTCTTTTCGAAGCCTGAGGGGGGATCGAACCCCTGAACCGACGGCTTTGCAGGCCGCCTCCCGCGCCAGCGAGAACCCAGGCTATGTATTCAGACGTATGGCTGCCGCCCATACGATCAGGAGGACCAGGGCCGCCAATTTGATGAACGTCCACACGCCGCGCTTGGCGTCCTGCTCCATTTTCGGAAGTGCGGCCAGAGTACCCTGCCATCTGCGCCACAGGTCCAACATCACCTGGAATCGTCTGCCGACGATGAATAGCATCATTCCGACGATGATGAGCAGCAGGACCCATTTGTGTGCCAAGTCTCACTCCCGCAGGTCAGAGGACTGCAAAGCGCCTCCGCCAACGTACGCGCGGACGTCTCCGAATGTGGGGCGTTCAGTGTCATCGGGTCGCGTCGAATCGTACGGCGCCGCCCGGCTGCGACTGCTCCAGGTCCACCACGGCAGCCAGAAATCCGGCGGCGTCCAACTCTCCTCGCTGCAACCGCGCGACCAGATCGGACGCGTCCAGAATCACCACTTCGTTCATGTGCGCCAGGAGAGATTCGAACTCCCAATGCCCGGAAGGGCCACAGCTTTACAGGCTGCTGAGCGACCAACTGCTCAACTGACGCTTGGGGTGACCGACGGGACTCGAACCCGCATGAACCTTTCGGCTCCGGGGGTTCACAGCCCCCTTCCTCAACCAATTCGGATCGGTCACAGTCGGCCTGGAGGGAATCGAACCCACACCTGATCTTTAGGAGAGATCTGCTCGGTCCTTCGAGCTACAGGCCGTGCCGCCGGTTACTTCGCCAGGCGGCTCGCGGTACGCCGCGCCGCTTCCGCCGAGTCGGGCGACGCCCTGAACACGTTGACCTCGTAGACGTCAACCTGCTCACCCAGCACCGGGAGCGTCTCCAACGTCCGCACCGTGGCGACGCCCGCATCACGCGCTTCGACGACGAAGGTCGCTTGCACCGCCGTATTGGCGGGGTCTCCCACCCAGGTCAGGTGCATAACGTTCGGCACCACGTCCCTGCCGGGGGGCAGAGACGACAGCCTGGTGCGCGCCTCCTCCGCATCCGCCTTCGTCGCGAAGCCCCCCAGGATCAGTTTGACGTGCCAATTCTGCATGTCAGTCACCACCCATTCCCTCGCAAGATCTTGGCGCGTTCCTCGCTCCGCCGCAGCGCCTTGAAGCCGTACTTGTCGTCTTCCGCCACGGCCCTCTGGCGGCGCCAGATCTTCGGAGCCTTCTTCGGCTTGTCGTCCTCGCTCGCGCTCTTGCCGAATCCCATGCGTTCCTCCTGTGGTTGTGTCGCTCTGACGTACCCGGTGAGGGAGTCGAACCCCCTCCTTCGCCTTGTAAGGGCGTTGCTCTCCCGTTGAGCTAACCGGGCTTGACCATACACCAAACAGCGTACAGTCATTTAGCGTTCAAGTCTAGGTTGTTTTGTGATCGTGACCGCAACCGCTGACCAGCGGCGGCACCTGAACGCGGACGACTTGTTCTCGATCGCCATAGCGGATCTGGATGAGTTCGTTCAGCGATGCCTTACCGGCCCGCTTCGACGCCTTGTCCTCGCCGAGCAGGACGGCGGCCAGTTCGTCAAAGGTCTGATTGACGCGGGCGACCGCGTGACGCATCGCCGCTTCGGTCGCATCCGCCAGCTTGGCGACTTCGGCCTTCAGCCGGTCGTTGACCGCCTGGTCGGTGAGCTGGGGGATGCGGTCGATGAGCGCTTGCAGCGCCTTGCGTTCGGCGATCATATCCTTCAGGACGCCCCTGGCCTCACTAGTCGCCTCCCGCAGGCTCTCCTCTGTCGTGATTGCCGATGAGATGTCGTCTGGCCGCTGCTGACGGCGTTTGGTTCCCATGTAGTCGCGGCAGGATTTGAACCTGCGACCTTCGCTGTGTCGAAGCGGTGCTCTACCAGCTGAGCTACACGACCTTTTGTGGTCGAACCCGGATCCCGGCATGCAGGGTAGTCCCTTGCGTTCCCTGTCTGCCGTCGGCGGGCCCGGCCGGTCGGCCCAGGCTTTCAGGGGGCGATACAGCCGTGGGTATCGCTAGGTTGGTCCGGGTTCGACCAGCACCGGTGGGAGGGTTCGAACCCCCGGCCTTCCGCTTTGGAGGCGGCTGCTCTACCAACTGAGCTACACCGATCGGGCGCGAGTGAGGTATCGCGCAGCTTTTTGCAGGACTTCCGGATCATCGCTCCTGACGATGAAGGCCGACGCCTGAGACGGGATCCAGGCGTCGGCCCGCTGAGTGGCGGGGGCAGGATTTGAACCTGCGACCTCTGGGTTATGAGCCCAGCAAGCTACCGAACTGCTCCACCCCGCTACGTCCCATCCTACTTGGGACGCTCCACTACGTGGAGATCCTTTAGTGCGTCCTCGATCGCACGGTTCGTCGTCGCCGTCTCAATGACGGCGACACGCTGCTCATGCTCTACGAGGCTCAGGCGCCGATCGGCATAGGCGTCGGCCACCTGCTGCAACGCGTGGTCACGGTCGTCGCCGGTCGGCCTGGCGGCCAGCCAGCGTTCCATCTGCCGGGAGCGCCGCGCGTCCTGGATTACCTGCCTCTTCCGCTTCGCGTGGTCGATCTTCTCGGTCATCCACGGAATAGCCACAACGATCACAATTACGGCTATGGCCAGCCACAGGATGGCGAATGCCGGTAGAGCTGCCTTCATCATCACTCATCTCCTTCGGGTGGGTCGCTCTCCACCAACGTGCCGCCGACGGGATTCGAACCCGCAAAACCCCAGATTGAAAGTCTGGTGACTCTACCCTTCGTCCACGGCGACCAGGGACTTACGTACTCCGCGCGGGGATCGAACCCGCACCTCCTGATTGAGAATCAGGTATCCAGACCACCAGACCAGCGGAGCTTGTAGGGCCAGGCAGCGCATACCCAGATCACCCCTCCGATTCCTGGGGATGGCGCCTGACCCTTCTCACGCAACAGTTGCCGACTCTACTCGGAACCATTCGCGAGCCTGTGCGAAATGCTTGGCCGATACACCATGCTGCCACCCGGTGTGAATCAGCCGGAAGTCGCCGACGCCCGGATGCCCTTTCAGCCACACCTTGTCACGCCTGGTCAGCTCGTCATCGAACCAGACGAACGGCCGCCCCTGCACGAACTTCGCCACCCTCGGCGTCTTGCGGTGCACCCGGTAGTCATCCCCCGGCTCCACCGCCTCCCGCATGTCGATGACCGGCAACTGAGGCAGCCCCAGAAGGGGAGCGATATGCGCGTTTGCGTCGTGGCTCCACATGGTCGCCCACACCAGGTCGGCGCCGACCGTCTCGGCCAGCTCCAGCAGCACCGGTCCATGTTCGGGGTTGAGCAGGACGTTGTACGTCTCGCCCTGGCAGGTCAGCCTGTGCGCCTGCCACTGCGGACCGGGACGCCCGAACGGTGCGAGCACACCATCCACGTCCAACAGGATCAACTTGTCCACGTGCACATCCTCTCCTTCGCGCGGGGTCGCTCTTCCCGCACCCGCGAAGACGTAGACCGTCTTCGCCGTACCCCCGCCGGGATTCGAACCCGGATTTCGACGCTTAAAAGGCGCCTACTCTGCCAATTGAGCTACAGGGGCATGTCACGCAGGATTGGCGATCACCATCCCGCAGTCCTCACAGTGCGGCGGCCAGACCAGCCACCCCATCCACTCCTCCGAACGATCCAGTCCCTCCGGAACGATCCTGCCGCCGCACTGCTGACAGTCGGGATAGAACCAGGTCATAGACCCTCCGTACGTGCGCCGTGAGAGATTCGAACTCCCAACCATCCGGGTAGAAACCGGCCGCGCTATCCATTGCGCCAACGACGCGAACCTTTCACGATCCGAAACGATCGTTTCATTCCATCGCCACGCCCGGTCCTAGAACCGGGCAGAACGACACTGGCACCAGCCGCCCGGTGGCCATGTCGCTGCACGCGAGGCAGATCTCCGCCGGGATCGTGTGGCGGCTTTCCCCGTCGGGCCGGTAGTCGATCGACTCGTGCCAGCCCGACTCCGGGTCGTCCGGGTCATAGCCCATATTTCGCCTCATCCTTCACGTACACCATGTAGGCGATCACGCCCGCTTCGTAGGCGGCCCGCCGAGCGTCGGCGTCGGTGTCGTACTTGGTGCCGTCCAACGGGTGCCTGATGATGTCGCAGCCGCCTTCGGGCTTGTACTTGATCTGTCTGATACTCAGCTCGATCTTGCCGTCGTCGGCTGCGACCACGGACGGCGAGGACATCACCTTGCACAGTCGCGGGAACGACACTCCCCACTCGGCGTGAGTCACTATCGGCGGCCCGCCGTCGGCGTAGGTCGGGAAGCGGCCGTAGGGGGCTTCATTGAAGGTCCAGATGCGGTAGCGACCGTCGTGCCAGTCGTATTCCTGGCCCTGCATCGGCGGGTAGTCGGTAACGTTCTGTGGCGTGTCCATGGGGTCCTCCGTGGGGGTTGGTCGCTCTCCAACACCCCAAAGATACATCCATTTAGCGTCTTAGGTCAAGGGCGGAAAATGGAGGACTCGAACCCCAGGGCCGTTCACACCAGCCCTCATCCGGTTTAAATCGGCGGCCACCTCCTTGGTGGCGTCATTTTCCCCCACCGTGTTGAGGGGTGGGTCCAGCGGAAGGCGGAAGACTCGAACTTCGGCCGCCGCCGACGGCCACGCGGATTCCAGCCGCGTCCCGGCACCTGCCGGTCACCTTCCATGGTCCTCGGAGCAGGAGTCGAACCTGCCGTCGCCCGGTTATCAGCCGGGTGCCTTCACCGCTTGGCCACCCGAGGAAAGCGGAGAGGGAGGGTATCGAACCCCCGCCGGTGTGACCCGGGCAGCGGCGTAGCAAGCCGTCCCATTACCTCTCTGGCACCTCTCCACGATACTTCCATCTAGCGCCTGCCGGTGCTACCTTGGAGTGGTACGCCCCTGGTCCGGCTCTGCACCGCATCCCGCCAGGGGCACGGCCATTTCTGGGACTGGTGCCGACCCCGGGATTCGAACCCGCCCTACCGCCTTGGCAAGGCGATGTGCGACCGCTGACACTTCACCCACAAGTTCCGTGACCGGTGGACCGACGACTCGGGTGTGGACGGGGCCGGGGCGACCATCCTCCGGTCACGGAAAGAGCCCAACCCCGGAGTCGAACCGGGCAGGCCGTTCGTACCAAGAACGGGTGCACACCAGGTGCGAAGGGCAAACGGGTAGGGGTGTCCGGGCCGTGAACGCCCGGCCCGGACACCACCGCTCTGGGATCAGGAATCGAACCTGAGCAAACCGGAACCAAAATCCGGCCGCCGAGCCAGCACGGCATCCCAGAATGCGAGCCCAAGGGCGGAATCGAACCGCCTCGAACGCCTTACGGGGGCGCTGCTCTGCCAGTGAGCTACAAGGGCGTGACCCCGAAGGGCCTACATGTCCGGCCGGGGCTGAAACTCCGGCCTGGAGCTGATCTCCTCAACCCAGTCCGACAGGGAGATCTCTTCGCCGGAGCCACTATAGAAGGCGAGATCGTCCACCTTCGCATGCAGTTCCACGTCATGCGGCATTGGCAGGATGCCTTCTGCTTCGGCGGTGTCGCGGTGCTTAACGACCGCGAAGGCGAGGCGGAACAGGGTGTCCTGGTTCCGTTTGCGCTTGTCCGGATTAGGTTCTGCCGGATGCCTGCCGTTCAGCTTGTTCGGCCCGGAGGCTGCGCGGATCCGTTTGATGTCGGAATGCCGCAAGCTGATGATCTGCTTGTCTTTGAGGATTTTCGTACGCCACAGGTCATATTCGCCCTTGGCGGCGAAATACTTGCGTTTCCCCTCTTCGCCCAGATTCCAGCACTGCTGATGGTAGGAGTCCATCTCTGCTCTCCGCGTCGCGATCTGGTCGTCCAGGGCACGCAGCAGACGAACCAGAGCCTGCTCGGTCCGTTCGATCAGCGACGGCCCGGAGAGCATCCCCCAAAGCTGTTGACGCTTTTCGGTCACCGAGACGTCGTCGTGGCGACGAGGGTCGGGATAGCCGATGTTTTGACGGATCAGCAGGTCGAAGCCTTCAGGCTCCAGCTCTTGAATGGCGGCAAGGCTCACGGGGATGGCCATGGGTGGCGTGTTCCTTCTTCCGGGGGTTGCCGTCCCGGCGCCGGACAAGACACCGGGACGATCCTGTGTGGTGCGTGCGCCCGCCGGGACTCGAACCCGGATCATCCGCATCCTTAGTGCGACGCCTCTGCCATTGGGCCACAAGCGCTTCAGGACGGTTCTACAGGCCGCCACCGACAAAACGAGCCGCCCCCCGGAATCGAACCGGGCCTACCCCCTTACAAGGGGGGCGTCGCATCCATGGCGCGGCGGCAGACGGAAGAGGGTGGCGACGGAAAGGATTCTGCAGCCAAACCGCCCAACCAGCCCGGCGGTCTCCTTCCCGTTCTTCTGTGGCTGTCCACGCCACCCCCGTGTGGACCCGGCGGGATTCGAACCCGCATCTCCGGCTCTCCCTATGACGCACACCGCCCCCGGACGGAGGTGGCCACCTCGTATCCGGATCGCGCGGTCACGCCCGATTGAGTTACGGGCCCTGGCAGATGATGGCGACGAGGGGGACAAAGCCTCCAAAGCGCCCAACCAGCCCGGCGCGCTCCCTCTCGTCCTTCTGCGGCTGTCCACGCCACCACCTGAGCTGTCGGGCGGAGAATCGAACTCCGGCCGCCCCTCGCGCGAGGAGAACGACCCTGCCACACGTCTCAACGACGCGACCCGACACCGTGACGGTTCCTCCGGATCACCTCGGGAGCAGCCGACAAGCCCGAGAGGGCGGGAGCGACCCTATTCGGTACCCTTCCGTCGCGAGCCGGTGCGGACTCGAACCGCCGTTGACCGTCACCGGCCGTCCCCACTCGCGACGCGGGGACGGTCGGCCGCCGGAGTCGAACCGGCATACCCAATGCTCCCGGACCAGGAATCGAACCTAGAGACACAGGGGCCAGAACCCTGCTGACGGCCACCGCCATCCGGGAAGGAGCAGACCCGGTTGCAGCCGGGCCCGCCAATTATCCGCCTGCTCTACGGACGGGCAAATCTACCAGGAGTCCCACACGCCGAAGTGGCGGTGGCGCGGGTCCGGGTATTCGACGTCCCAGGCGGCCTGTACGGCATCCTGGGCGCCTCGCAGCATCTTGCCGACCTCCCGGCCAACGGCCCGATCGGCAGCGCGCAGGGCGCGTTCCTGACGGTTGGAGATGCCGCCGATCACGTGCCCCAGGTTGAAGGTACGCGGGTAGGTGCCCGCCTCCAGGCGGCGGGTCACCCGGTCCGGGCGCGGACGGTGCCCGGCGCGCTCAGCCTGGGCCAGCGCGGCGGCGCTGTAGCGCAGCGCGGACCGGATCTCGTTGGCGGTGCTCGGGTAGGTGGCACGCCACCAGGCGAAGATGTAGAGGCGACCGTCGGCGTCGTAACGCCGGGTGCCAGTGCGGTGGTTGTAGGGGACGTGGTGAACAGTACGGGACATTCGGACTCCGACGTGCGGGCCCGCCCCGGATGGGCAAGCCGTCTACGTCTCACCCGCCGTGAACATCACATTCGCCTCCTTCGCGTAGGGGTGGCCGGATTTGAACCGGCATCATCCGCATTTTGAATGCGGCGCCTCTGCCGTTGGACTACACCCCCGTGCGCCGTCAGGGACTCGAACCCTGCTCTCTCGATTAAGAGTCGAGTGCATAACCATCCATGCTCACGGCGCTTTCCGTCCGGCCGGTTAGCGTCGGCCTGCCGGACGATCCCTGACCCGCCCGGGGGACGCCAATCCCGCCGGTGCAGTATCAGGGCACCCCACCCAAGTGGGGTGTAGAGCCGTACCGGAGAGTCGAACTCCGCTCCCCGCGTTGGAAGCGCGGGACATCGCCACAATGCTTGTACGGCATGGGGACCAGGCGGGGAATCGAACCCCGCTTTCCTAGGATTTCCGTGCCCTTTCCGGGGGCCTGGTCCACGGCGGGAAACGGCCCGGGTGCCCACGAGTGATCAGCTCGCAAACACTGACGGTATCCGTAGGGGTTTCCCCCTTTCCGATCCGGTTCATCCCGCGTGCTCGACGACGCTCCGGATCCCCCTTCGCTGGCAACCCAGCTACTAAGTTCACCTGCACCGTCGTGCGTGGCTCCCCAGAGAGTCGAACTCTGTCCTCTGGATCTTCAGTCCGGCGCTCATCCCCATGAGCTTGAGAGCCTTTCGATCTCACCCGGCCGCAGAAGCTAGTGGTCGGGTGTCTTGTTCTCGTCGTCTATGACGCGTGTGGCCGCTGCCGCTGTGGCATCCTTCTTGGCCGCTATCCGCTTATTGATCTCTCTTATGTCTGCCTCGATCTCACGCAGTTCGCGTGCCTTTCGTCCGAACATGTCGCCTCCTGGCTAGGGGGGTGTCAACCTGGCGGGGAATTTTCGTTACGGTGCCTGGTCGAAGTATCGGCGGCCACGTTCGAACGCCGTCGTCCGATGTACGCCGTGCACGCCCTCCGTTGCCGCCAGGACGCGTCCCAGCGCCGTCTTGTAGGCGCTACGGGCGGTCGCCGCTCCAGGGAGTGGCCCGTCCGCGTTGTTGACTCTGGCGTCTTCACGGGCGATGTCAGCCAGCAGGTCTTCAACAAGCTTCTGTATGTCCATGGTTCTCCTGTCGGGTCGCTCTCCCGTTGGGTGGTGGGCTGCTGTACAGCGCCGCCCACCAGGCGCTCCCCCGCACGGCCGTGCGGGGGCCGGTCACCCATACTCGATGACTTTCAGGTGATTCCGGACGTACCCGCGACAGGATTCGAACCTGCATCCTCGACGTTCGTAGCGTCGCGCTCATCCATTGAGCTACACGGGCATGATGCACGACAGGGCCAGGGACTTCCGTCGCAATGCGTGTTACCGCTCTTCCAGCCCTGCCGTGCACGATCTCCTGGCCGACCACGCGGGCGTCTCACCCCGCGACCGGACCCCCACCTAACCGGCCAGGTCGTTCTCACCGCCCAGTGCGGCGCATTCCGTGCACGGGCGCGTCCTCAGCGGACCAGGCCGCCAGAACAGGATCAGCGCCCCGAACGGCGGAATGATCGCCGCTATGGACGGGTTGCAGAACTCGTCCTCACCCTTGAAAATCGTTGGCTTCCACCAGCAGGTGAGCGTGGTGGGCGACCACCACATCAGGCGGCCGATGTTGAACTGCTTCACACTCGCCTTTCGGATCAGCCGGGAAGGTCACTTCTTGTTGTTGATCTTTGCGCTACGGGCGACCGTCCTGGCCCGCTCGTAATGCGCATCCGACTCCGCCTTGTCGCCGTCCAGCTCCGCGATGAAACCCTTCGCGGCATGCTTGGCGACCTGGTCAAGCTGCTTGTCGGTCAACTTCCCATACTCCGCATTGCCCGCCATGGGCGCCTCCTGTGAGACTCCCGAGTCGCTCAACCGGGAGAAGGTGCGGGTGCCGCTTCACTACGGCCTAGGCCACGACCGACCGGCTTTCTCCGCAACGCGTACGCTTCGCCGACCAGCCTCCCAAGGGCCAGAGCCCGGGGTAAGGGTTCCCGGGCGCTCCCGCCGTCCCTGGTGCTGGATTCGAACCAGCAACTTCCGCCCCCGTATTCGGGATTACCCGGCCAGGTCCCCGCCCTGCCCGACTAGTACGGGCTGAACGGTTTACCCCTGACAAACGGGCCCCGGCGGGACGATGCCTCTACCAATTGGGCTACCCAGGGCTGGAGTGAGGCGTGATGTGCCTCACTCTCGCGTACCCGCAGCAGGATTCGAACCTGCACCATGCCCCACTCCGGAGGTGGGTGCCCTGTCCAGTTGGGCGATACGGGCGTGCGTCAGATCGTGGACGCCTGTCGAGGGTCGAACCGGCTCACGATCTGACTTGCGACGTCACGTGTCGTCGCCGTCCGAAGCGTACGGGTTCACCTGGTAGAGCTGCTCCCGAAGCTTGTCGTAGTCGAGAACGAGGGCCTCAGTTCGACCGTCACTGGGGATTCGCATGAGGACGGCATGCCCGTCCTCATCCCACCCCAACTCGTAGGGGTTGCCGACTTTGTCATGACACGTTTTCCACGATCCACTGAACTTCATGCTGTCCCTCCTTTCTCTGTGACGTACCGCTGGCCGGAATTGAACCGGCGACCTTCAGATTGAGAATCTGACGACCCGAACCAGCAGAGTCTTCAGCGGCCTTGTGACATCCGGACTCGAACGAGCCGGTACGTATGCCCACCGTACGAATTACCGCGCGGACCTTCGTACAGTGCGGTACCGCTGGGGAGTGCCACGCCCCCCGGGCCGTGCTCGCAGCAGGATTCGAACCTGCGGTCTCCTCCTCCGGAGGGAGGCGCCTTGTCCTCTGGGCCATACGAGCGTGCGTTAGATCATGGGCGCCTGCCGGGGAGTCGAACCCCTCTACGACTTGGATGCGCATCCGCTGCCGCTTCGCCGGACCTGGAGTCGAACCGGATCATGATCTAACTTGCGACGTTGTACACCGTCGCCGTGCCGCTGACCGGAATCGAACCGGCGACCTCCAGGGTGAAAGCCTGGCAACCCAACCAGCAGGGTCTTCAGCGGCATTGCCCGATTGCGGCTCGGGGCGGCCGTCGGACAACGTCAACTCTTCCCCTTGGAAGCACGGGCCGCGAGGCGCCTTTCGTAGTTCTGTTTGGCCCTAGCGTTCGACTCCCTAAGGTCCTTCCTCATCTGAGCTACGCCCTCGATCAGCACGACGACGGCGTCACCAACTGTCAACTTTCTGCGCAATATGATCACCTCCTCCTGGTCATATTCACGATCGGCCCTCGGTCCCACCCCTGCGCGGCGCGTGTACACCACGCCGCACAGGCTCCCGAGGTCTCTCCGCCCCGTCCGCCGATCGCTAAGCCGCCTTCTGTCCGAGGGTGACGGCCCCCATACCCATGGGTGGACACTGTGCTGAGAGGGCCGCAGGTCCCCGCGTACGGCGTACCTGCGCTGCCAGGCCAAAGGACCCTCTCACCGCGCCTGCGACGGGATTTGAACCCGCGCCCCCCACGCTGACAACGTGGTGCTCTGCCTTGAGCTACACAGGCTTGCCGTGCAGGCGGTCACCCGCACGGGGATGGTTACTCGTCGTGCCAGGAACCTGGCCCGCACGGGTTCTTCTTGCAGTCAGCGCACACGCCCGGATTGGCGATGTCGTTGACCATCATGTGAACGCCGCAACAGGTGCAGTCCGCAACGCCGGATTCAGCCATATCGTCCTCCTGGTAAAGGGGTCGCTCTCCCTTTGCGATCACAGGCATTTTGCGGGGGAGTGGCCCTCCTGGCTGACGTCCGGACGTCTCCAGGTCAGTTCCCCCTCCGTGATGGGATTGCCTCGATTGAGGACGACCGGCCACCTCACCGGATCCCCGGCGGTTCCCGGCAGGCGACCGAAGCCGCCTACCGGACTGGAGACTCATCACGGGTGATCGGCGCGTTTTCCCGGGAACCACCCCGAAGATTGGCGCCGAACCACTGCGTAGCGACAGCAGGGTTCGAACCTGCGACCTTCTCGTTATGAGCGAGGCGCTCTACCACTGAGCTATGCCGCCAGAAATCATCGACAGACGTCTACGCCAGGTCATAGCCGCCACGCGGGTCGATATCGTCAATAGCGATTCCTTCGGCAAGACACAGGGCTCCGCGAGCATCTGCCATCGACGTTCGCAGATCAGCCAACGCCACCGAGTCACCGCGCTCCTTCGCCAAGCGCATGTCACCTGCCAGACTGAGCATCAGGTACTTGGGGTGAAGTTCCAACCCAAGGGGGATCTTGGTCACATGAACCTCCAGCATTGGGGGTGGTAAAAACGGACCCCCCGGCGAACGGGTTACCCCCGCCCTACGCGGCCCTCAGGGGCTCTCAGGTCCGCGATTTCGCATGGATCGGGGGATCCGGTCGGGACGTCCGCGAGAACGTCCCTGCGTGCGGATGACAGGATTCGAACCTGCGCACTCCTCGCCCCAAACGAGGTGGGCTACCACTGCCCTACATCCACAGTGACGGGTACTTCGGGGGCTGTTTCCTCTTGCGTCGGAGCGACCAACCACGGAGCGCTCCCCGAAGTACCCGAAGTGGACCGGCGGGATCCGAGCCCCCGCATCCGCCCCCCGTCGGAGGCGAGTCTTCCTTAGACTGACGGCCCTGATGATGTTCCGATCATCTGCGGTGTGTGCGCAACACAGTGGACCTGAGAGGACTCGAACCTCCCGCCTACGCCCTGCCGAGGCGTCGCTCTACCTGATGAGCTACAGGCCCATATGGGACGGGCGCCGGGTACAGCCGGTTCTCCCGGTGTGGCGATCGGCTTCTGCTTCTCGCCCGTCCAGAGGGGACTTACCCGACCCCTCGGCGGTGGGACATATCCGGTCCCTGCGGAGGCAGCCTTTCCAGTGTTTTTGAAAGGAGATTCCGGTCGGCTGCCACCCACCTGTCTTCTCCTTGTGGACCGGCCAGATTCGAACTGGCGACTATCCCCGCTAAGGGTTGCCACGCCAACGGCTGCGGTCCTGGGGATCATCCACGAGGTGCTAGACCGAACGTCGGTGACTAGTACGACGCTCACGCTTGCCTCCCGGCTTCACCCTTGCGCACCGACGGGATTCGAACCCGCACCCTTCCCCTGGCCTTACGGGGTGCTCTCGCCATGAGCTGCGGCGCGTCCGACGGTCAGGTGTGCAGGTGGCCTGCCTGCGTCTGCCGCCGGAAGTTGGTGGGGCCCGCAGGTGAGCGCCGTGGCGCAGGAACCCCTTCGCGTCTGACTGTGCGCCAGCGCGTCGGGCACCGTATTGGACCCCGCGTGGACCTGGAGAGATTCGAACTCGTCTTCCCGCACCTTGCAAGGGTGGGGCGTCCCCTGGACTCAAGCCCGTGGGGGTGGATGCCGGTCGCCGGGTGCACGAATCGTGCGCCGACCGGTAGCGGGAATCACTGACCATCTGGGGTTAGCTACCCGCCGGGCCATGGCGCCGCGTCATCGCGGAACCTGTTGGCTTCCGGCATCCACCCGATCCCCTTGCCTCATTCGCGGCGCATGACAGTTACCGGCGGACCGGGTTGTGGGCTGTGAATGAGGTTCGGGAATTCTTTCATATGCCCCGGGATGGCGCCCGGGGCGAAGTCGGCGTGTACGGGACCGTGGGTCGCCGGAAGCGAGTCGGCGCGGTGTTGCCGCGTTCGCTTGGCCCGTGAGGCGTTTGCTTGGCGACAGGTCCGGGCTAGGGTCGCATATCCGGCGGCCCACGGAGCCCGTGCACACCTTTCTTAGGTGTCTTCTTCCACTGTTGAGTTTTCAACGCGCCCCGGCTGGGGCTCCTACCCGTACACACCCCGTGGTGGCGGTGTGGGGTGCGCACCGATGGCTGGATTCGAACCAGCAGTCCTCGCCTTAACAGGGCGGCGCTCTGCCATTGAGCTACATCGGTATGGAGTTTGGGGCCGGGGCGGTGGTGAAGCCGCCCCGGGATTCAGGTTCCCGGTCGGGCGGCTTCGGTGTCATCCGGTTTTCCGGATTTACACGTCTGCCACCCGTTCGGAGGCGAAGCCCGTGTCGGGGTGCACCAGGCGCGTGTGGCTCTGGGTCCCGGTGTTCGGGTCTGTGGCCTGTCGGTTGGTCACCTGCTGTGCACCTCCTGCCGTGTTCTTCGTTCTTTCGATAACCCAAAGGTACAGTCATCTAGCACGAGACGTCAAGAGGTATTTCTGGTTTCTTTTGTATAGACAAGAACCGCAGGTCAGGCCGCTGCCAGGCCCTCCTCCGGCTCGCCCTCGGCCAGGACGGATCCGGCGGGCAGCGTCTCCTGCTCCGGCGGAGACGGCGGGGAGACCATGTCGGCGAGGCGGCCGACCGTGGCGGCGGCGGCCACCGGGTCGGCACGCAGCAGCAGCCCGGCCAGTTCGCCGACCACCTGCGCAACCATGGCGGGGGGTAGGAGGTAGAGGGCGCGGACCCGGTCGGTGGTGTCGTCCACCACGCCGCCGACGGCGTAGGCGATAGTGATCTCTCCGGCGACGGGGTGTTCGATGAGGCATCCGTCGGTGCCAGTGACGACGATGCCGTAGCGGGTGTCCACCTTGCGGCCGTTGTCGTCGTGGGTCATGGCCTGTCCGGAGATACTGCCGGGCAGGAACCGGGGGTTGGTGGTTTCCATCATGTGGTGCTCCCAGGGGTCGCTCTTACCCGTTGAAGATTGGCCGCATCATGACACAGGGGTGCGGCGGGCGGTAGCGAGGCGGTAACGGGGCGTTTACGGGACATTGCCGGGCAGAACATCAGAATCGATGATCAGGGTGACGCCGAACAGCTTCGCCCACGCCATCCCCGGTCGGGGAGAAACGGCCAGGTTGAACCGGGTCGTACGGGGCTGCGCCCCGGCCGGGGTCTCCATGAACATCTCCCATGCTTCACCCTGGGCACAATCCAGCAACAAAAAAGCTTCACCCGACGTGATCAGCATGGCGGCGCGCACCGTTGCGGTATCCAGCCCACCCGACTGCAACGCCATGGCGAAGGCGTAGACCCGCTGGATCAGCTCACGGGCACCCGGCGGCAGCGACGCGGTCATGACGGCCAGCATGGGAGGAGCGAGGCGCTTACGTCTCGCCCTGACCGGCGGCCGATACGCTAAATAACGGCTACCATGGGCCCGTCACTTGCCGCCCTTTGCATGGGGTGGCTGGTGGTCGGAGATATCCCTCTTGGGAGTCGGCGGACCCACCTTGCCCCGCAGGCGCCCGCGATGAGGGAGGCGGCACATCGAGGGCCTGACGGCGGCCAAAGAGTCGCGCACCCCTTCGGCGTAAGACCTACCCGTTGAGCCCAGCTCCGGGGGGCGGTCGAGGATCGCGCGGACCGCGCTGTCAGATCACCCTCGATGTTGTCGTTTTCAGGCGGCCACACGTACCCGGCGGCTGGTGTTCAGTCGTCCGGCGGCGTGCAGTCTCTCCACGACCACCCGCGCCCGGTCCCGGTCGGTGACGCGGTCGGTCCACATGTCGGCGAGTGCCTGAGTTCCCATCTCGACGCAGGCGTCAATACCGGCGCGGTCGGCGGGGTCGATGGCGGCCGGACGCACCGCCTCGTTAATGTGCCGCAGAGTGGGCCCGATGCCGGTAATCGGGGTCGGGCACTTCAGGCACTCACGGTAGCCGTCTTCGTTCCGCCATTCGACGGCCTGGTGGTCGTAGGGCTTCACCACGGTCATCACCCCTCTGACCTGATCATACCCAGATGTCGTTGCACACGCACTTAGTTTCCAAGTGGGGTAATCTTCGCTCCCCTGCGGCGGAACCAGGCGGCGGCCTCACCCCTTGCCGGACCGGTTCTTCGCCGCCAGGACGCGAGACAGACCCTGCACGGTGAGCCGGTACCGGCGGCGGGGGAGTATCTCCTCCCCATACTGGTCGATCTCTGTCATCTCCCAGTGGGAGTTGATCCAGTCGGAGCGTTCCAGCCTGGCCAGATCGGGATACAGGTTGCCCGACCACGACAGGTTCAGCGCGTGGTAGAGGTCGATCCCCGTCATCCCCCCATCGGGCCCGTTGAACAGGGCGACCAGGATCGCCACCTGTCGCTTGACCCGCCGCTTCCTCCCGAACATCACGCGGACTCCTTCAGGGCCTTGTCGTACTCGATCAGGGCGGCGGCCAGGGCCGACTGGTGGATGTCGGTGTAGAACGCCTGCCAGGATTCGCCGAACTCGTGTTGGGCCCATGAGCGGACGATATGGAAGGCGGCCCAGGCGCGCGCCTCCGGGCCGTCCTGGTCGGTGTGGACCTGGCCGCGCCGTTCCTGCATGGCGGCCAGCGCCGGTCCGCCGAGGAGGCGGGCGCATTCGGTGCAGTTGAGTCCGGCGGGGTGGTTGACGCTGCGGCAGGGCCGCAGCCCCTTCTCATCTTCGGGGTGCGCCGGTGTGGGGTGGCCGCACATGGTGCAGTGGGTGAACTCCGTGTCCGTGTCGCTCATACGGACCTCCTCATGTGTTGGTGTTACGGCGTTTGGGTGATCTTCTTCTCTGCTTGCCGCAGGCACGTCTTACAGGTGCGTGAATCCCGGGGCCAGTCAATCTTGCGGTAGTCGCGGTCGGTGGGCAGCCAAACCTGGCGCCCACACAACGCCCTGTAGGGAACCTTGTAACCTTCGAACCGGGCAGGCCGGGGGCTGCCTGCGGTGGTGGAGCCCTGCGGCACGGCATGGTCTGTGAATCCGACGCCGAAGTCCCGCCCCACCCAGAAGGTGGCCGGGGCGGCTGGGCGGCCGTTGCCGGTCATGGCGTTTCCGGGGTTTGCCGGTCGATGGCATGCCGTGCTGCGTCGGCGGCCATGGCGAGCATGGCCAGGAACAGTTTGGCCAGCCTGTCAGACTCCTCCTGCCAGTAGGGCTTCAGGATGGCGGCCATCATCTGGTGGTCGTCGTTCTTGTAGCAAGTGACCAACCTGATGACGTCGCGCCCTTCCGGTGACATGGTGGTCTGGTCAAGGGTGACGGGCTGCCCGGTGGTGACGTCGATGATTTCGACGTACCAGAAGTCTCCGCCAGATGGGCCGTCGCTCATCTGGTCGGCTATGAGGTGGGCCCAGGCGCACATGGCGCCGTGGACGGCCCTAATGCCATGTTCGACGATCAGTGAGGTTGCGGTGGCGGCCATTTCGCGGTCGCCTGCGAGGGCGGCGATGAGGGCCGTCTTGACGGCTTCGCCCACCTCGGGTGGCATGGTCTTGGACATTGGTGGTCCCTAGGAGTTGTGGGGCTGGGCCATATCGACGAATCTGCTGTAGTGGCCCTGGAAGGCGACGGTGATCGTCGTTGTGGGGCCATTGCGGTGTTTCGCGACAATAAAGTCCGCTTCGCCTGCGCGGGGGCTTTCCTTTGTGTAGGCGTCTTCGCGGTGCAGCAGGAGAACCATGTCCGCATCCTGCTCTATCGATCCGCTTTCACGTAGATGGACCAATTCAGGGCGTTTGTCGGCTTTCTGCTCCGGGCCCCGGTTCAGCTGCGACATCGCCACCACGGGAATCTCCAGCTCCTTGGCCAGCAGCTTGATCGACCGGGAGATCTCCGACACCTCATTCTGCCGATTCTCCGACCGGCTGCTGCCCGACGACATCAACTGCATGTAGTCGATGACGACGAACCGCAGGTCGTGCCGCTCCTTCAACCGGCGGGCCTTGGCCCGGATCTGCATCATGTTCTGATTGGCGGTGTCGTCGATGAACAGCGGCGCCTCGGTGATGGCGGCCATCCGCTTGGCCATGCGGGTCCAGTCGTCTTCGCCGAGTGTGCCGCTTCGGATGCCGTGCAGGACGACGCGCGCCTCGGCGGCCAGCAGGCGTTGCACGATCTCCAGCCGGGACATTTCCAGGCTGAAGATGGCGGTGGTCAAACCATGCTTGATGGCGGCATTTCGGGCGAAGTCGAGTCCGAGGGTCGATTTGCCGATGGCGGGCCTGGCCGCCACGACGATCATCTGCTGTGGGTGGAGTCCCCCGGTGAGCCGGTCCAGATCCTCGAAACCGGTCGGGATGCCGACCAGCTCGCCGCCCCGGCCGCCCGCCGCCTCGATCTCGTCCAGGGCGCCCGGCATGATGTCGGACAGCGGGGCGTAGTCGTCGCTGGGCCGCAGCCCTGGCACCTTGCCCAGCTCCGCCTGGGCCCGCTCCAGAACCGCGTCAGCGCTTTCCCCAGCCGGGTTCCGCGCCCAGCTCTGCACCCGGATCGTTGCTTCCAGCAGGCGGCGCAGCACCGCCTGCTCACGCACGATCTTGGCGTAGTGGGAGGCGTTGACAGCCGTCGGCGTCACCGCCGTCAGCTCATGCAGATACAGCGGCCCGCCGACGCGACCCCCTTCCCCGTTGTTCTGCAGCACGCTGTAGACGGTGACGGTGTCGGCCGGTTTGCCCTTGCCGAACAAGTCCACGACCACGTCGTAGATCATCTGGTGGGCTGGGCGGTAGAAGTCGTCCGCCTTCACCACCTCCACCACGTCGGAGATGGCGTCGCGGGACATCAGCATGGCGCCCAGCACCGACTGCTCCGCTTCGATGTTGTGCGGCGGAGGCGTCTCGAAATCCGCCTCCAGCATGTCGGTCACGCAGCCTCCAGTTTCGGCTTGCCGTCCAGGGACGTCCACAGGCGGGCGTCCATCATGCCCAGCTCTACGCAGAAGGGGTGCGGGTCAGCCAGTTCACCGGCTTGCCGCCACCGCTCCACCACGTCCAGGATCTGGGCGATGCGCTCCTCCTGGCCGGGCTTCGGGCCGTGGGCTTTGCCGCCGTCCCAGGCCAGGCCGAGCGCCTTGCGGGCCCGCCTGATCGTATGGTCCTCGACGGCGGGCGTCGTCAGGCGCAACTGCTTGGCTATCTCGCCCAGGCTCATGTTGTACTGGACCGCCATCCGGGCCACCTGCATGTGCAGCAGCGCTTCCCGGTCGCGGCGGGCCCAACGCTCCTCGATCTTCTCGTTGCGGATGTCGCCCTCCCACAGCAGCCCGTCTGGGGCGTAGTCGTCGGGAGTGCGGAACCCGTACCGGCGGGCCAGGTCCTTGGCGCGGATGTGGTGGATGCCGGTGTAGGGGATCGCGCACATCTGGTCAAAGAAGGCGTTGACGTCGTCAAGCATGTCGCGGGCGACGCGACGACGATGTCCCGTAACGATCTGGAGGATGGTGGTGTAGCCGTATCCGAGGCGGGAGCCCTGCACGGCGGCGGGCCAGCCATTGGCGCACAGCGAACCCAGCTTCCACCTGATGAGACGGGCGGGGACGCTCGTCGTAGATGCCGCGATCAGGTCGTCTTCGGTGATGGCCGCGATGCGGCGTCCGGTACTGACGAGGACAGAGTCCACCTGCCCGTTGAGGATCTTTTCGAGGCCATGGCGGGACAGTCCAGCTGCGCGAGCCACAGGCTGGTGCACCCACTCTTTGTCGTCGATCCAGGTCCGCAGGATGGTGCGAAGTTCGGATACGCGGTAGCGGCGCGGAACTCCTTGACGGACCTTCTGCCGACGTTCGGCGTCGGCAAGGCGGATGATCTCCGAACACGTGGAGGCTCCGGGGCAAGGGTAGGTGGCCCGGCATCCGGCCCGGTAGCCGAGTGCGGTGCCGTGCGGGAAGTCGGGGTCGTTGGGGTCACGCGGACGTGCGGGCATGCAGCATCACTCCTTGAGGGTGGACCCGGTCGCTCACGGGTACACTCATTTAGTATGACCGCTCGTTGCGGAATCTGGCAAGGACGTCAGCCTCCATCGCTGCCGCGTTCGCTCTCATGACCTGCACCAACGCTTCACAGATCTCGCGTGCCTGACGCCGGGTGAAGGCGTGGCCTTCCTCGTCTGAACGGGCGGCGTCCCACCTCTGCACCACCCCCGTAGCGTCCCTGATTTCGACGCTGGGGCGGGTCAGGCGGATGGCGTGCCGGTGGATACGGAAGGGCCGGGATGGGCGCCACCGGGTGCGTTCCAGGGCCGCAGACAGGGCGTCGTGGAGGTCGTACGGGTTCAGGATCGCTCCTCCTCTTCTGCGGTCAGTGGGCCGGTCGGGTGCGCCTCCGCCGTAGTGGCTTCATCGGAGCAGGCCCAGACGGCGAGCATCGCCGGGAGGGTGGAGTCGTAGGAGTTGACGCCCACCACGTCGCCGGTGGGACGCAGGCGGCACACGACGGCCAGGGCTGGGGCGTAGAGCAGGTCGGCGAACGCCGCCACCACGATGTCGATGGCGGCGTTCGACGGCATTTCGGGCATGGGTATAGCAGGGCTCACAGGGGGTCTCCAAAGGTATGCCCGGGTCGCTCTACCGGGCCGGTCGGACCCCTCAATTCTACAATCATTTAGCGGATCGGGTGTGGCTTTGTCATATCGGCACACCCCAGCCCTGAAACAGCGTCGCCGTGTAGGTGAGCCGGACCTGCCCCGCCCGTCCGGCAGCGCCCGCCAAGGTGCCCGAGTTGGTGCCGCCCGCCCCGCCACCACCACCGCCAGGGCCGGATGCTGGAGTTGTCGCGTTGTTGGACCCCTGAGTGCCGCCGGTACCACCAGGCCCACCGCCGGTGACTGCCGTCGCACCCGCGCCTCCGGCGCCGCTGCTCGTTGACGCGTTACTCCCCGCGTTGCCAACGGCGGCGGTACCAGCGGAACCTCCTCCACCTCCACCGCCGCCCCAGGAGGAGTTGCCCGCACCGCCCGCACCGCCGTTGAAATGCGTGCCTGTCGCCGTGCCGGTGCCGCCTGCACCGCCCGCACCCGCCGCAGCGGAAGCGCCTCCGCTGCCGCCGTGTCCCGTCACCGTGACGGACGTGCCCGTGAAAGTCGAGCTCCCTCCGGAGCCGCCGGTCGCCTGGGCTACGCCGGTGCCGCCCGCACCGACCGTGTAGGAGTAGCCGGTGCCGGGCGAGACCGCCACGCCGGTCACCTTGGCGTACTCGCCGCCGCCGCCTCCTCCGCCGTTCTTGGACGTGGACGCGCCACCGCCCGCGCCGCCGCCGCCCCAGCATTCGACGTCAACGCTGGTGACCCCGGATGGGCAGGTCCACGTAGATGTGCCCGCCGTGGTGAACGTGTCGGTCGCCATCAGCAGAGAATCTGCACTACTAGGTCCGCCCCGGCCACGGTGCTCCCAATTTGATCTATGTCCACGGTGAAGTAGGCCCCATCGGCGATCGTCGTCGTGTTCATGTTCGTGACCTTGCCGGAGGTGTTTCCGCTGATCGCGATCGTCGGCCGGTTGCCCTGCGTAGAGAAGATCGTGGTGCCGTTGACGTTGATGTCCACGATGATCGCGGCGCCCGTGGGGGCCGTGCCGACACTCGCGCGTACGCCCTTGATGTCGAGGGTGGCGGTGGTGTCGTTGTAGATCCGGAACGTCCCGGCGCCCGTGGTCAGAGTGCCAGCGCGGGAGAACGGGAACAGAATCCCCGCCTCGACAAGGTGTTCCGCACCTGCACTGTTACGCGTCCACAGCACCGCATTGGGCCTGGCGAATACGGCGCACCATCCGGACGGCGGATTGCCCGGACTGGCTTGCTCCGGCAGCGCCACCGCGCTCGCGAACTTCGGCATCAGACGTCCTTGGTTTCGAGCCCCTCCGGGCGCCAGCCGACTCCGTGACAGTGATCACACTGCACGAGGCGTTGTGCGACGGCCAGGGCGCGCAGCCGGTGCGGGAACGGACGTGGCTCGTCGGTGGAGGTGGAGTAGCACGGCTCCCCTGGCTCGGCCAGGCAGCAGGAGCAGGTCGCCTCCAGCGGATCCATGTTCACGCCCTGGCCTGCACGACGACGCGGTAGACGGCGGAGGAGGCGGAGTTGGCTGAGGTCAGGGAGATGTTGTTGGTGTCCACCACGATCTCGTCCATGTAGACGCGGGCGCCGCCGGTGTTCTCGTACACGAACACCTGGACGTCCTTGGTCCCCAGGTTGTGGGTGATATTGAGGGCGCTGCCGCCGGTCAGCGCGCCGACGTCGGCGGCGTAGGCGGTGACGGCGACCAGGTTGGTACGGGCGGCCGACGCGCTGGTGGCGTTGGTGCCGCCCTTGCTGAGGGGTACCAGGCCCACGGTGATGTCGTTCGAGTTCACCGTCAGGCTGCCGTCGGCGGCCACGACGTCGAACGTCGAACCGGTCAGGGTCAGACCGGCCCCGGCGACGTAGGTGGTGCCGGAGGTCGTGTAGACGGTCCACGTCTGCGTCCACGAGCCTGGCGAGCCTGACGGGGTGGCCGTCTGGATGTACTGGCCGCCCGCGTAGGTGCCCTCGGCTACGGCGACGAGGGTGCCGTCCAGGATCTCCCCGGTGGCGTCGGCGTCGGGAGCGCGGGTGGCGGCGGAGCCGGACCCGTTGAAGACGTAGATGCCGTTCTGGGTGCCGGTCGTCTGCCCGGCGGCCAGGAATCGGTCGCCGCTGGTCAGGGTGACGCCGTCCACGGTCGTGCCGGGGCCGGACAGGGTGACGTTGGATTGGGTGGCCACCCTGACGGGGTCCTTGACGCCCACGATCCCGGCCCGCGCATCGTCAACGTACTGTTTGTTGGCGGCGTCGGTGCCGGTGCTGGGCGCCAACAGGTTGGTGATCTTCTGGGAGTTGAGGGATACCGACGCCGTCGGCGCCGCCATCTGGTCCAGGCGGGACGTACGAACCTGCGTGTCGAAGTCGCTGATCGTGGACGCGGTCTGAGTGCCGGTGTGGTTGGCGCGGGCCAGCGGGTCGGTGGCCAGTTTGGACAAGGCGATGGCGGCGCCGGAGGCGACCTTGGCGTTGGTGATCGTGTCGTCGGGGATGTCCCCGCCATCCATGCGGACCCAGGATGTGCCGTTGTAGTACTTGTCCACCGGCGGCGTCAGAGACGTGTCGGTCCACATCTGGCCGGTGACCGGGCTGCTCGGCGCAGTGCCGGACGCTTCCGGCGTCAGCCCCTTGACCGGAATCTTGGACGTGTCGATCGGCGCCAAAAACTTCGGCATCCTGCCCCCTACGAGGTGAGGTCGAGTTGGCCAGCCATGGGGAAGGCCCACTCGACGCGGACTTGTGTGGGGGTGGGATAGGAGACGTCGCCCTCAATGAGGACTCCGCCGGTATCGGTAGCGATCACGTTGGGGGTGATGGGGATCGTGTGGGTGACCTGCCACACCGCCAGCGGGGAGGCGAAGACGTAGGTCTGCTGTATCGCTCCGCCGGGAGGTCCTGCCGGACCGGTAGGCCCGGCAGGACCCTGCGGCCCGGTCGTGCCGGGCGGCCCCTGCACGCCCGGCATGGTGAGTTCCAGGGCGACGTCAGGGCCGCCGTCAACGGTGACGGTCGTCTGAGAGTCGATCTCGACCAGAATGGCGCCCGGCGCCTCGACGACCTCCAGCAGGATCGTCACCGGGTCACCTCGGCGGACACCTCAACCTCGCCCCGCAGCAGCCGCGTGGTATCGCCACCCGGCGACTCAATCTCCAGGTCATAGACGCCGTAACGCCACGTCCAGGCGGCGGTGACGTCGTCGGCGACGGCCAGCCGGATCTCCCCTTCGGCGGCGTCCACCGTGATGCCGGATCCGACGGTCAACGACAGCAGCGGAGTCGGCGACGTGATCGACTCACGGACCTGCATGCGTACGGCGTAGCCGGTCAGGTCGATCGGCGTGGGCGGGTCGTCGGCCGGGTTTTTGAGGCGCAGCAGCATGGACCAGGACTCACCCTGGCCAATTTCGATCTTCCAATACGCGGCTGGCACGCGGCCCACCGTGACGGACCGGGACAGTTAAGGTCGCGCCCTACAGGCACGAAAAAGCGGGCCCCGACGCCGTGTCGGTGGCCCGCTCCTGTTGGGGTTTAGAACGGCGGCTCCTCCGGAGCGTTAGCTGGGGTCGCCCACGGGTCGTTCGCCGGTGCGCCACCCTGCCCGTGCTGTCCGTTGCCGCCCTGCCGGGCCGTCTTGTTGACCTTGGCGGTGGCGTTGCGCAACGACGGGCCGACCTCGTCCACCTCAACCTCATAGGTGGTGATCTTATGGTTCTCCTTGTTGGTGTACTGCCGCTGCTTCAACCGGCCCTGCACGATGACGCGGGAGCCCCGGATCAGACTCTCGGCGACGTTCTCCGCCATCTGCCGCCACACGTTGCAGCGCAGGAACAGCGTGTCGCCGTCCTTCCACGTGTTCGTGGCCTTGTCCATGAAGCGGGGGGTGGAGGCGATAGTGAACCCGGCGACCGCCTCCCCCTTGCCGGTGAAGCGGAGGGTGGGGTCGTCGGTCAGGTTCCCGACGAGCGTGACGACGGTGTCTCCTGCTGCCATGGTGATCTCTTCTCTACTCGTTGTGGATTTGCTGGGGCGTCAGGCGACGCACTTCTCCCAGTCGGACCAGGTGTTGGGGCGGCGGAACCGGCCGGTGCCGAACTCGCCGAACTGCAGAATGATCTGCAACGCGACGCCCGCCTCGACATGCAGCCTGGTCAGCCCGTCATGTTCGTTGTCGAGGTAGGCGTCCTGGAGGCTCTCGTCCCACTCGTCCTTGAACCCAGGCTCGACGATCCCGGCGACGCTGTGCAGCACGGAGGAGGTGCCGTAGGGCCGCTTCGGGTCGATGGCGGGGGCGCCGAACTCCGGCCCCCGCCAGGTGATGCAGGCCCGCCGCAGCAGCGCCAGATGACTGTCGGTGATCTCGAACTCGGTCAGCCGGTCGGCTTCGCGGATCTGCTTGCTGTAGACGTCGTCCATGTGGGGTGTCTCCGTTCAGTTGGTGGGCCACAGGAACACGGCCAGGAGGGCGCCCGGCGGCGCCGGATCGTATGCGTCGGCGTCGTCGCGGCTGAGCCGGTCCGGCTCCGTCATGTAGTGGTCGCCGCACCAGGGCTGATTCGGCATGTACATGCCGACGTCCACCCCGTCCTTGAGCGGAAGGGGGGAACAGCCGTTGTCCTGGGCAGACGCGTCGCTGGACAGCACCACGAGGGTGTTCCCGGGGGTGCCCTTCGCCTTCAGTTCGGTCAGGGCGGCCAGCAGCGAGTCGAGGGTATGGGAGTCGGCTATGGCGTCCGTGATGCTCATCGTGGGGCCTTTCGTGCGAGTGGAATGTGCAGGGTTCCGGAGGTGTGATCGCAGGTGACTGGGAATCCGGCTCCGGCGAGAGCACGCGAGGCGGTGATGCGGTTGGTGCGGCCGGTGACCCGGACGGCGAGGCCGCCGTTGATGTGGCGGACAGCCGCCACGGTGCCCCAGACGGGCAGGGAGCCAACGACCAGATCAACAACACGGTCGAGATCGGTGGCGTGCATGGATACACCTCCTGGTCGAGCCAGCCGGGTCGCTCAACCGGCCAGCACGTTACAACACCCGATTGTACAGTCATTTGGCGTCAAGTGATAGGGGAAGTCCAAGCCGCCTCCCAGGTGATCGGCCCAACCACGCCGTCGGCCACCAGCCCCTTCTCCGCCTGGAAGGCGCGGGCAACGTCGGCGTCGGCGCGGGCCCACGCCGAGTCCACGACGATGGACCAGCCGCGCTGCCGCATCTGCCGCTGCCACGTAGCGACGTCGCTGCCGCGCATAGGCGGGTTCTTCACCGTGAAGTAGCGGCCCGGCCACACCGGCACCTGGACGGCGGTCACCGGCGGCTCCGTCGTGATGGCATTAAGCGCCTCATGGACCATGGCCAGGAACCAATCCCACGGGAAGCCCGGCCCCGGGTCGGTGTGGTCGGAGCGTTTGTAGACGGCCGACACGTCGGCGTGGCAGGTGATGCCGCGATTGCCTGCCGCCAGCTCCGCCCGGGTCAGCCGCCGGACGGGCAGGCCGTACTTTGCGCACCAGGCGGCGGTCACCTTGGCCGCCTGACCCAAGGCCGCCTTGGAGTAGTCATCCAGCCATTCGTCGCGGGACTGCCGCATGTATCCGGCGATCTCCAGTTGGAGGCCGTCAGTGTTGGCGCCGGGCGCGGCGTACGCGGTGTCCTCGTCGGGGACGCAGCGCACCGCAGAATCGTTGTCTACGCAGATGTGGGCGGAGGCGACGACGCCGGAGTCCCGGAAGTAGCGGGCCACGTTCTCGGCCGTCAGCGGCCCCTCAGGGGCTTCCGCATCGTGGATGACGACGAGCCGGACGGTGGCGAGGCGGCCCTTTCTGTACTGGCTGGACAGGATGGTCTGCATATCGGCACGGTCGCGCCCGACAGGCATTAACGTCGCGGGCTGCGACACGCAGACGCCCCGCCGAAGCCTTGCGGCAAAGACTCCGGCGGGGCGGGAACGGGGGATCAGGGGGTGTGCTTCCAGGCGGTCCGCTGCGCCGGGTCGGCGTAGACGAGGCCGAATAGGAGGGTGGCCGGGCTGCACCGGTCAGGGTCGGGCACGAGGCGTACGGAGGAGCCGCAGATCTGCGGCTTGTGCTTCAGCACCATGACGCCGTCCCAGATGTCGGCCGGATGTTCGGAGCGGAAGCCGAGCAGGCCGTCTCCCGCCTCCAGCCTGGCGACGGGGACGGGGGTGACCGGGTATACGCCGGTGGCACAGAACAGCATCCAGTCGCCGGGGCGGAACGTGACGACTCCGCTGTTGCGGGTGGCGACGCGGTAGCCGCGCTGTTGGGTGACGGAGAAGTCGGCGCCGAGGGCGGAAAGTGTTCCCGCGATGGCGCCGTGTGTTTCGAATGCGGATTCGTCGGCTTGCTGTTCCAGGGCGGGGATGTGGAACACGGTTCTGATCGGTGGCAAGGTGGTCTCCTTTTGGCGGCGTCGCTCTAGCCGCTTTCGTCGATTCTGGTGGGCAGTTCGGATTGTATGGAGCGGTAGTGCGGGCTCGGTTGCTCGCGTGGTGGCGGCGGTTTGGTCACTTCTTCCAGGTAGGCGTTGACTCGGGCGTAGATGTAGTCGAGCAGGGCTTTGGCTTCGACTGTGTTGACGCCTTCTCCTAGGTGGAGCCTGACCTGGTTCGTCCAGTCGAAGCTGATCACTAGGCGGAAGCGGTCGAGTTGAAGAGTCGGAGGTCGCCTACCTTGGGGTTGTTGTGGAGCCATCGTCTGGTTTGTCCTGTCCTGTCAGGCAGGCGATTAGCGTCTGCGGCTCCACCATGTCACGGTTAAGTTTCGCCAGGTAGGCGATCGACAGGGCCCGCTGATTGGCATCGGCGATCATGACCAGTCGGCGCATGACCTCTCTGCTGTCAGCTTCCGCCTTGGACTTAGCGGCTATAGCCCTCCGAAGCATGGTCAGGAGGGCCAAGTCGTCTACGTCGCCACCCATGATTCCTCCCGCTTCTCCCGCGCACGCTTTCGGTACGGATGTGGGGTCGCCCGTCCCACTTCTACTCATCCCCACCATGGCACGCATTTAGCGGCAGGTCTCGGACTGTTCGCATTTAGTTATCAGACGGTGCGAGGTCGTCAAGGATTCTGCGCGCCACCTGGTAGGCGAAGTAGCCGGGGCACTCCTCCGGCGTGACGTACAGGTCGCCGCAGGCGGTGCACTCCCACACTCCGGAGTTGTCGGGTCGGTAGGGCGCCTCGTGCACGTCGTGGCCCTGCTTGGCCAGCCTGCCGAGCAGGCAGCCCAGCGACCACGACTTGTCGGCCAGGTCGGGGATGCGCACCTTGCCGCTTGACAGGAGCGAGCCCGCCCGGCCGAGAGCTTCATGAGTCTCGGCCGCCTCCGCTTCTGCCACGTCCAGCCGGTTGCGCAGCATCTCCCGCAGCGGGGCGATTACAGCGCACAGTTCGTCGGCGGCGGCCCGCCAATCGTCGCGGGCGTCCAGCGGCACCGCGTTGATGGTCCAGTGGTTGACCAGGTAGCGGCGCTGCTCCGCCGTCTTGCACATCGCCATCTCCTCCCACGGGTTGGTGCGGAGCGGCCCCGCCGTGGTGGACAGTTCCACCGCCCGGTCCCGGATGTCGGTCAACCGGGCCTTCTCGGCGTCGTAGGCGGCCTGCGCCTCCGCCCGCTCCTCCTCGTCCATCCAGTCGGCGGGCGGCAGCATCCCGATCGGCTTGATCGCCTTCTCCGGGTCTTCGCGCCGCCGGTGGTAGATCTCCTTGCCCCAGAGGGCGTCCACCAGGGCTCCGTCGATCCATTCGTAGTCACTGCCGGTTACCAGCAAATGCTCCAGGGCGGCCGTCCGGTTGGAGTATCCGGCGGGCCAGAAGCGGATCAGCCGTTCCACGGTGCAGTCCACCGAGTCGCACGGGTAGTCCGGCAGCCGGGTTTCCCGGCCACACCGTTCACACGTCGTCATCGTCGTACTCCTGCCAGGACTTCTTGGGGGTGCCCGTCAGACGGCGCACGATGGCGGCGCCGGGGCCGGATGCGGTGGCCAGGTTGTCCTGGTGGCGGTGCCGCCACCACCAGCGGGCCGTGTGGATGACGTACGCGGGCCACAAGATCCACCACAGCCACAGGGTGGCCAGATGCTCGAACGCCTCGTCAGTGCCGTCCAGCCGCAGAATGACGGCGCCGAGGCCGGTCAGGGCGATGCCCGCGCCGACGCCGCACAGGAAGCCGGTCATCGTCCGTCCTCCTTGGTCATGCCGAGTGCGATGAACATGAAGGCGGTGACGAATCGGTCCTTTGCTCTCAACCTGGGCGACCTGGGCGAGCTGGGCACCTGACCCTTCTGGACCATTGCATGCGCGTCCAGCGCCCACTGCGGGAAGACGACGGGGCCCAGGCCGTGTTCGGCCCGAATCTCGTTGATCAGGTAGGTCGCCTGGACGTCCGTCCAGTCTCCTTCGAGTGCGAGCAGGAGACGCTTGCGGACAGCCATGCGGGCCTTCATGTCGGGCCGGGCCGCAGCCACCTGCGGATCGGGGATCGCATCGGCGTCGGGCATGGGCACGTCGTAGCGGAAGATGAGCCCGTTCATGAGGACGGCCAGGTGGTGCCCGAACGGGCCCGGTTCGAACGCGAACATCTTGGCGTAGTGCCATTCGTCGATAACGTCCTCGACGGCATGGCGCCCGGTCGCGATCTCGCCTCTGGCCGTGAAGCACATGCCATGGATGGTGCTGTCTCCGGCGACGGTGGCGGCGTTGCGCAGCGCGTCGGCGGCCTGCTCCCGTGTGATGCGGATGCTGATCATTTCACTCCTCAATGGGACTGGCGGTTCGGTCACGGCCCCTCCAGTTCTTCGCGCTGGTTGACGTAGTGCACGAGGGCCTGGTAGGCGTCCTCGGCACGGGAGGAGACGCCGCCGTTTTCGTTCTCCAGCAGTTCGAAGATGAGGTCGGCGTACTCGGCCAGGAACGCCTCAGCGGGCGTCTGGTCGGGCATGGGCACGTCGAAGTGGAAGACGGTGAGTCCGAGCAGCATGGACAGGTCGTAGCCGAACGGTCCCGGCTGGTAAGCGAGGAGGGTGGCGTGTTCGAGCTGGACCATCAGCACGTGGATGGCCGTCTCCTCCGAGACGAGCGCGCCGCTGGAACTGTGCCACAACACTTTGACCGTGCCGTCCTTGGCGGCGGCGCGCAGTGCGGCGGCGGCCTGCTCGCGGGTGATGCGGATGCTGGTCATGTATTTCTCCATTCCGGCATTCCCAGGGCCAGGAAGGCGCTGCGCAGGGCGTATTTGGCGGCGTAGTCGGAGTGGCCGCTTGCCGACGCTTCGATTTCGCGGATGAGGTCGATGCCGACCGGTTCCAGGCCGTGTCCGGCACGGATCTCGTTGACCAAGGCGTGCATCTGTTCCGCTTCCCAGGCGACCCAGGCGAGTTCCTGTCCGCCGTCGGGGGCGGCCACCAGGTCTTCCCGCTCGTGCCGCTGTTGGGTGATGCGGAGGAGTAGCTGCCAGAAGCGGTCGCGTGTCTGCATGCGTTCACGGATGGGGACGGTAGGCCCCGGGTTCGTCATGCTGGACCTCCTGTAAGTCGGGCGGCCACCCTCGGGGGATCCGGGGTGGCCGCTGAATTCGACGGGTCGATCTACTTGTAGAAGCTGTCCGGGTCGTTGTAGATCTTCTTGAAGTCGGCGCTCGCCTTGTCGTGCTCCGGGCTGCCGAGCGGGGTTGATGTCAGCCGGTCCACGACCTTCTTGGTCTTGGATACGAGCGACTTCTTCAGTTCGCCGGGCTTCGGCTGGTCGGACTTCGCCATGTTGATCTCCTTGTGCTGATGATGTTGCACGTGATGTTGCACGCCCCGGAGGGGCCAACAACATCGCTTCCTCCTGGTTGGGTCGCTCCCCAACACCACTCAATGTACAGGCGTTTAGCGTCTGCGGCTAGTGGTTGCCCTCAGTCTTTGCGGACACCCGCGCGTAGGTCTCCCCGCCAAACTCCTCCCGCAGTGCGGTAAGCGTCCGGTCGGCGTCTTTTACCCAGCGGTCGGCGTTGCGGGCGGCGTCCCGGCGTTCACGGCGAACCGCGTCGCCGTCCCATTGCGCGTTGATGAGGGCGTTCAGGGTTACGCACAGGGCGTCCGCGACCGCCTTGCCGTGCCTGAGGTCGGACAGGGGGTCTGAGATGTCGTTCTCCAGGATGCTGCTCAGCCACGGGGCCAGGTCGTGCAGCTCTTCGCCGGTCAGGCGGAAGGTCACGCCGGACAGTTTGTAGTCGGGAATGACGTCCATGATCAGATGAACTCCTTTCGGGGATCGTTTTCCACCCAGTCCTCCAGATCCAGTAGCACCTGGTTGGCCAGCTCGCGGCGGTCGTATGTGCTGCCGTCGAACTCGACGGTGGCGGCGGTGTCGCGCCACCGCTCCATCTCGTCGGCCAGCATTTCCAGGAGGTACAAGCCGTACTCGCCGAGCAGGATGTCAGCGTTGATCGCACGCTGTAGGCCCGCTTCGAAGTACTTCTGCTGCCGCTCCTGCTTGCTCAGCTCCGGGCTACTCATCCTCGGCTACCCCCCAGGAACGCTCGGACATTCCGTCACTGAAGATCCAGGCGGCCATCAGCCGGTCGGCGATCTCGTTCTGCTCAGCGAGGGACAACGCGCCCCATGCCTGCGGGGTTAGGCAGGTGTCCGCCTCGTGGTCGAAGTTGAAGGGCATGCCGCTCAGCGTGAACGACATGGACAGCCGGACGGTTGGGGTGTTCATGTCGATCTCCTTAGGACTTGCCCAGCTTCTTGTCGGCCCTGGCCTTGACATTCCGGGCCGTCCTGGTCGCCGACTGAAGGTCGGCGTTGTCGCTCTTGCCGTGCTTGGTGATGAGGTCGTCGCAGGCGGCGGACAGCTTCTCCAGGTCCACACGCTGCTGGTCTGTGATCTTCTTCATGGTGGATGCTCGCTTTCTCGGGTTCTCCTGGCGTCGGGTCGCTCAACCGACGCGTTCCTACGGGTTTATGCCGCCCTGGCTTCGCCCTGGGCGACCGTCGTGCCCTCCACGGGCTGTGAGTGGTCGCTGACGGCCCAGTTGTGCCAGCGGTGCGGAAGAGTCTCAACGACGCTCCAGGCGGCACCCTGGAGCCGGGCAGCTTCGCTGCGGGCGTGCTGTTCGGCGTCGGCCTTCGTGGTGAAGCCGCCGCGCGTTTTGGCCAGGGTGCCGTCGGCGTAGAAGGCGTGCGCGATGAACATCACCGCTCCGCCCGGTAGTAGCCGTCGGCAGTGGGCCGCATCCGTGACAGCTTGACCCGGATGGACCGACCGATGTGACTGACCGCCCACGGGTAGGGCTGCTCGCAGCGGTGACGCAGCGCGTCGGTGTTGCAGTCGAGCATTCGGCGCGTCTCGTCCGTGTCAGTCAGCACCACGCCGTAGGCGTAGCCGTCGGTGATGGCGGTGATGCGGAAGGTCCGGCCGCGCGTCAGAACGCCGTAGTTGGCCCACACATCGCCCACAACCACCGGGGCGCCCACGATTCGGCCGCGCGGGTCACGCTTCGGCGTCGGCGGCAGCGACCGCTGCCATTGCTCGACCGCCGCAGCCAGATCGGCGGCCTCGTCGCCGGTCGGCATGGACAGGTGACGCAGCAGTTCATACAGGTCGTCGTAGGTCTCGTTGACGCCGGGGCCAGCCACGATGGCGCGGCTGAACCCGGCGCTGGTGTAGAACACCTCGATGGTGAGGCCGTCGATGGTGGCGGCCAGGTAGTCGTCGCCGTCCGGGCTGGGCAGCAGCACCGTGGCGGCGCCGTGCGCCTCCAGGTGCGCGCCCAGCTCGGCGGAGGTCATCGTCGTCATGGCCGGGCTCAGTTCCGGTGTCCGCCGCGCCGGTGACCGGTCCGCAGGGCGTTGGCCAGCTCCTTCAGCGTGGTCGCGCTGCCCAGTTCGCATTCGGTGGCCACGCAGCCGTCGCGCATGAACCGGCCGTCGATCTCGTCGAATGCGGCGGTGACCATGCGGTCGCAGCGCTCTCCGAGGTAGGCGTGGACGTACTTGACGCCGTCCTCGTATTCGATCTCCGTTCGGGCGCCCTGCTTGGCGCACCAGTCGGCGAACATGCGCGGGATGGCGGAGTAGTCGTCGGGCAACGTCCGATCGATGATCGGGTGGGGCGGGTTGGTCAGCATGGGTTCCTCCTGTGGGTGTCGGGTCGCTCTCCAACACCCTTCCAACGTACACCCATTTAGCATCTACGTCCAGCGTGGGCGGACAGCCATTTAGCCCCTACTCGTCGCCGTCAAACCCCTGCTCCACCACATCACCCTCCACGACACCGGAGGCGCCCCCGTCGATCGCTGCCAGCTCAGCGTGCAACCGCTGCGCCAACTCCCCGATAGACGCTGAATGCTCCACCTGGATCGCGCCACCGCCCGGCCCGGACACCTCCGTAGGCTGCCGCCCCCAGCCGCGATCCCAGAACCGGCGAGCCAGGATCTCCAGACCGACCCGGCCATCCGCCGGGGCCGTCTGCTCCTCCTCCTCCACCGTCCCGTCAGGCTTCCGCCGTGTGACGCGCTTAACGACGTAACCGCCCATTGCTGCTTTCATCACCGATCCGGCGACAACCCGCACTTCAAGCTCATCACGCGCCCGATAAAGATCCTGAAGGAACTGAACCTTCCAACTTGGGGCGTTGGGTTCTTCGGCTTCGTTGATCCAGTTGTAGAGGGTGCGTTCGCTGATGCCTGCGGCTCCGGCGGCGGCGTTGAAGGTGGCGCCTGCTCGGACGGCGTTGACGATGCGGTCGTGGATTTCGGGGGTGAGTTTGGAGCGTCGGCCGCCTGTGCGGCGTCGTGTGGGTGCGGTGTCCATAGTGGGGTCTACGGTGACCGGGGGCTGGTGTTTGTGTCGCGTGGTGGCGTACAGGAACGCCCCCGGGTCCTGTGTGGGGCGCCGGGGGCGTTGCTGGTGTGGGGGGGGTCAGGCGTCGTCGTCCTCGTTGTGCTGTTCGAGGAAGGTGGTGTAGGCGCACGCCTCCTTCCAGCGTTCGGCGGCTTCGATGTCGCCGACCATGCATTTCAGCAGTAGGTAGAGGTCGGGGAAGGCGTCTTCACCGGATGCGTCGTCGCTGGGGTCCAGGAGGGCGAAGGTGATCTCCCCGATGGAGGTGGGGATGGTGTCGGGGTTGATGTGCTCCTGGCTTGGGTCGTGCGGGCTCATCTCCCATGTGGTGCCGGTCGGCATGGCGGTGCTCTGGCGTGACCAGTTCAAGTAGGTGATCCACCGTTCGGCTTGGTGGCGGAACGGAATGGGGCCGTAGCGCAGGGTGTCACGGCCGGGCCTGGTGATGACGACATCCGTCATAGGGTCGCCGGTGTGTGGGTTGATAGCGCGCGGGTCGTGGCTCATGACTGCTCCTTGATGGCGGCGCGGCGGCGGTCGCTGCGGGTGCGCAGGCGTTTGGTTCCGCGTGCGTGGCGTCCTGCTGCGTTGCTGGTGCGGAGTCCGGCCAGGCGGGCGCCGGTTGCGGTGGGGGCGGTGCGCTTCATGGCCGGTCTTCCTTTCGTGGGGCCGCCCATCCGGAGCGGATGGGCGGCGGTGGTGCGGTCAGGCGAGAGAGAGTCCGTCTTCGGTGGACACTCCGCCGTAGAAGCGTCTGTCGAAGTAGTCGATCTGCGGCTCGCTGCCGTCGTGGTTGTAGGCGTTGGAGACGGCCTTCAGTTCTTTGGCCAGGGCGCGGAGGGCGTCAGTGGGCATGGCGCGCTCGTGGCCCCAGTCGTCGGTGACGGTGGTGAATCCCCACAGGTCGGGGATGTTCTTGACCGTGATTTCGATGCTTCCGCCGCCGCTGTAGTAGGAGGTGCGGACACTGAAGGTGATCTGGTCGGGGGCGTCGCCGATGGGGTCGATGACGGCGATGTCGCCGGGGACGGCCGGGGTTGTCTTGGCCAGTTTGCGGGCCAGGGCGAGGTCGGCGCGGATCATTTTGGCGATCTCGGTGAGGGTCTTGCCGGTGGTGAGGTGGTACTTGTCGCCGTACCAGCGGTTGTAGAGGTTCCAGCCGCTTTCGCCGCCGTCGGTCTTGGCCTGGCCGTTGAGGAGGCGGGCGAGGGCGCGGGCGGCGTTGCTGCGTTCGCCGTCGCCGGTGGTCTTGCGCTCGATGATGGCGCGCAGGGTGGCGATGCGGCGTTCGCGGCGGTCGGCCTTGGTGGTGGTGCTCATGTTCTGCTCCTGTACGTTGGTCGCTCTCCAACACCACCAACGTACAGTCATTTAGCGTCTCAGGTCAAGGGGTTGGGGGGCGCAGCATCTTCGCGAACTCTGTCACCTGCTCATCCATCAGCGTGATCGTCAACAGCCGCCGATCGTTGATGTGCCGCATGCGCACGGACACGACGAAGTCCAACGGTGCGTTCATCGCGGTGAAGAAGTCGGTGATGGTGTCGTAGTCGGCGCCGAACTTCTCCCGCACCTCCGCCTCTTCTGCCTCCCGGGCCTTCCTCGCTTCCGCGATCTCCGCCTTCGTCTTCGCGTCCTGCTCTGCCACGAGCGCCTGGTAGGCATCCGGCAGGATGACCCACAGTGCGCGGGCGTTCGGCTGGTGATACACAGCGCCGTACTTGCTCACCAGGAAGCCGAAGGTGTCCACAGTGAACCGCAGCGTCTGGTCGGACTCCCACTGGAAGTCGTAGCGGTCGGCGTCCGGTGCGTCCGGCGGCAGCGGCACCATCTGGTCCGTCAGGCTGCCGTCGATCTCGCTGCGCCAGATCATCACCTGCCCCGCTTTGCAGGCCGCCCTCAGCCACTCCAACGCCTTGTCCTGGTGGGTGTGCAGCGCGGACGCCAGGTAGCGGACGACATACTCCTGCCGGACGAACTCCGCTTCGCTGCCGTCGTCTGCTCTGATGCGGTGCGCGGGCCAGCCGTGCATGCCGTTCTTCGACGGCATCTCCCGCAGTGCGGCGGCCACCTCTTCGGGGGTCGCAGGGACACGCTTAGCCATGGTCTTCTCCTGTCGCGCATTCGGGTGCGGTGGTGTGGAGTTCGCCGCAGGGGCACATGTGCAGGCCAGCCGCAGCCGCTTCTGTCGCCATCCGGTCCATCACGGCGGGATAGTGGCCCATGCGGTTTTGCGTCTTCAGTTCGAGCTTCAGCAGTCTGCACGTGTTGTCGTGGTTGAATCCGAACTCCTCGCGGATCACCTGCCATTTGCCGAGCATTGGCCGGTCCGCGTCGTAGGCGGCCACCAGTTCCTCCAGAACCCTGGCGAGGTCTTCTCCGGCGCTCATCCCAGAACCTCCTTCAGGGCTTCGACTGCGGGAACCAAGGTGATGGTCCCATCGGGGTTGTGCGCGGCCACCATCCGGTCGGGCCGGTCCGGGAACGTGTGGATGTCGCCCCACCGGGAGGCGGGGATGCGACCGGGCAGGACATACCAGTGGACGGCCGCCTCCATGCCGCCGCCGTGGTGGATCAGGCTGTCACGGACATCGCGGCGCATCTTCGACAGGGCGGGCGGCCAGTCGAGCCAGCGGATCGCGGGCACGTTCACGGTGATCCGTACTTGCTTCTTGTCGTACAGCGACCCTTCCATGCCGTGGGAGACGTCGCCCAGGTCGGGCAGGTCTGTCAGCCACACCACCTGCGGTCCGGCGTTCGGGACGGTGCGGGAGAAGTTCGACTCGGTCGGCCGGATCACCCCGTCTGCCTGGATCTTCGGCAGGTGGTACAGGCTGGTGAAGTGGTAGAGGGTCACGACGCACCATCCTTCCCGCCCGAACCGGGCAGCAGGACGCCCAGGGGGGCCCTACGGCGCTCCGCACGGGTGCGGGCGGCCCCGACAGCACGGGCGGCGTCAGCGCGGCGCAGCGACTCGTACCGGTCCGGGCGAGCCACCCCGGCGTTGTCCACCCTGCGAGACAGGATGTGCAGGTAGGCGACCTCCGATTCGATCGTGACGGCTACCCGCCACGACAATTCGGCCCGGCCCGCCGGATCCGGCGCCGTCGCAGGGTCGGGGCGGGGGGAGGCGAACTCCCACGCGATGCACTCCTCCAGCCACGCGGCGTGCGCGGGCCGGTCGGCGGTCGCTTCGCGAAGCGCGGCAAGCCGCTCCTGGACGATCTCTTGATTTCTGTCGTTCAACGGATCTTCCCTGTCTCGGGGCAGATGGAGTCGAGGCGGTGCTGCTGACCGGTGAAGCGGGTGATGGTGGCGCGGCGGCCGAAGTTGTTGACGTGGACCACGTCGTAGGTCTCCAACGTCCCGGACACGGCGCCCTGCTGCCGCCATGTGGTCACGAGGTCGCGGGCTGACGCTTCGGTCAGGCCGAACTGTGCTGCGGTGCTGCCCCGGTCGGATTCCCAGCGCAGTTCGTAGGCAAGGTGATGCTCATGCCCCTCAGGAACGTAGGCGACCGGCTTCCGGTAAGGATACGGAGCGCCGACGGCCGGGACCGGCTTACCGTCCACCTCGTACGGCATGACGCCGAACGAGCGGACCCAGCCGACCACCGGGTGATCAGGCAGGTACAGGAAGGTTCCGGTGACGACGCGCCTGGCGTGGTCGATCTTCACGTCCTTCGCGCGCAGCGCTTCCGCCGACATCGCAATGTCGCGCAGGCGCCGGTCGATCTCTTCCTGCGGCATGTCCCGGGACGGGGTGACGGTGTCGCGGGTGCCCATCATGAACGAGCCTGCGATCTTGTATTCGGCGTGCCGGAAGTTGGCGGTCGCCTCGAATGCGAAACGGTTCTCCGCCCCGTACGGCATCCACGGGTAGACGCTGACGTCAGGGTCGGTCCAGTAGGCGACGCCGCCACCCGTGCACGGCACGTACCTGTGCGGCAGCATCTCTGTCAGCTTCACCGACGGGGAACACGTGCGGGTCATCTCCCGCAGGTGGTGACCGAGGACGAAGGTGCAGGTGTCGTGGGCGTCGGCGATCTCCTGCATCGACACCGGCCTCTTGTCCAAGCTGTAGTGGCTCATGACGCCGCCTGTCGCAGGGCTGCCGCACGCTGGTCGATCAAGTACAGCAGGGTCTCGAACATGTCGAGGGTCATGGTCACGGCCGTCACCTCAAGTTTCGGGAGGCCGTCCGGGCGCGGACCGTACAGGTAGTCGATCAGGGAGGCGAACATGGCGCCGGTCAGGGTCAGCCCGGTCACGGTGCCGTCGATGCCGCGCTTCAGCTCGATCGGCTCGAACATGATGCGGGACGCGATTCTGCCGTTTACCGCGTACTGGCCGAACTCGTCGATCAGCTTGGCGGCACGTTCCTCGGTGGTGGTGTTCATGGTCAGCTCCTCGTGAAGTAGTCGGCGACGGCGGTACGAACGGAGCGCATCGCCTGGTGCTTGTAGCGTCACCGTCAAGGCGCAGGAAACGCCCCCGGACCACGAGATCCGAGGGCGCAGGCCGGTCAGCCGCACTGCATGAAGTGGACCTGCTCCAGGCCCTCCTCCAGCGGCCACAGGAAGCGGGCGCTGGCCGGGTCGTCCAGGGTGGCCGTCGGCTCGTCCCAGTCCTGGGACGGGTTGACGTACAGCCAGCCGTTCCGGGGGAGGGAGATGGTCCAGGCGTTGTCGGCGTGCTTCTCCATCACGATGTCGTCGTGCTGGCCGTCGCCGCCGTAGAACTTGCAGTCGCCGTGGCAGAGCTGGGCGGGGAAGTCGAACCGGGTCACCTTGTCGATGTGTCGGATGGCCGGATGGCTGAGGACAGAGTCGGCGAAGTTCACGTAGAACGCGGACGCGTACGGCTTCGCCGCCTCCTTGGCCTCGTCCATGGTGATGTGGAAGCTTTCGGCCTTCGAGGTGTCGAACATCTGCTTGGGCAGGTTGACCTTCAGTCGATAGCCGAACTGGAGGACGCGGTCGATCTCGAAGGCGGCGAAGGCGCCGCCGACGCTACCGGTGGCGTTGTGCCGATCGTGGTTGTAGTGGGTCCAGTGGATGTCAACGTTCAGGGCGTTCGTGTCGGCCATGCCTACTCCTGGGTTCGGGTCGCTCTCAACCCCTTCAGTGTACATCCATTTAGCGTCTTTGGGGGGTTATTCGACGGGCGGATTTTCAATGATGCGGCGGGCGTAGCGGACCGCCTCCGGGATCCCCTCGTCCGGGTGGCGGAGAGAGTCGTAGATCTCGACCTGTTCGCGGTTGGGCCGATCGCGGGCGGCCAGAAGGGCGGCGACGGCCTCCTCCACTGAGGCGTGGTGGGTGGCCGGGCCGACAGCGAACAGGGGGGAGGCGTGGAAGGGGAGGCGGTCGTGGATGCCGGGTTCGCACAGGGCGTCTTGGTGACTGGTGTCCTCGTGCGGGGCGGGTGCCTTGTCGGGCCAGTAGCAGCCGAGGAGGGCGCCGTCTGCGTAGACGCTGCGTCCTTTGACGCGGAAAGGCTGGGTTGTGATGTCTGGCATGGGCTTGCTCCGTGGTGCGTGTGGTGTCGCTCTTCAAGCCATGTCAGGCTACATGCATTTAGTGTTTCGGTGTAGATGCCTGTGGGGCTCAACCGTGTCACGGTGACCGGTCAAGCCCCACGTCAGAGGTGTTCACGCTGAGTCGCTGCGCAGTGTCTCCAGGTAAGGGTTGTGCGGGCCGGGCTTGACGATGCCGGTCTCGCGGGCGTAGCGGACCCGGGCCAGTTCCCACGCCATCGACAGGGCGCCGGTGATGGATCGCGGGGAGTTGTGGGCCACATCGTCGATCAGCGCCGACAGGCGCTCCAGATCAGTCCGACTGGCGCGGGCGAGCTTGTTCAGTTCGGCTGTGCGGGGGTCGGAGGGGGTGCGGCCCCGGCGGGGGCCGAGGGTGAGTTCGCGGGCGCGGCTCACCGGCCCGTCTCCCGCCGTACCGTCTTGATCACCATGATGACGACGAGGGCGGCCCAGTGGGCGGCGCACGTGGTCAGGGCCATCCAGGCGCCCAGTTCCGGGGTGATGACGCCGACGGCCATCAGGAGGGTGAAGACGGCCAGGAAGCCGAGCACGGACGCGGTGAACTTCATCGGCCGCTCGCCACCTTTACGGTGGCGTAGGCCAGGACGGCGCTGATCTGGATGACGATGACGGTGACGATCATTTCTTACTCCTGTGGTGTTGGTCGCTCTCCAACACTCCAAAGATACAGTCATTTAGCGTCTCGGGTCAAGGGGTTTTGACGAGGTCGAAGAACTCGCTGCGCATCGCCACACTGTCCCGGAACGAGCCGCGCAGGTGCGACGTCACCATGGCCGCGCCGACCGCGCGGGCTCCCCGCAGCGTCATGCAGGAGTGCGCTGACCGGATCACGCACGCCGCCCCCTCGGTGTCGAGGTTGCGGACGATCGCGTCCACGATCTGATCGCCGAGGCGTTCCTGCATCTGCGGCCGGGCCGCGTACTCCTGCACGATCCGGGCCAGCTTCGACAGGCCGACCACGCGGGCGCCCGGCGCTGGAACGTAGCCGACGGCGGCCGTGCCGGTGAAGGCGAGGAGGTGGTGTTCGCAGATTGAGGTGAACGCGATACCCGGCACGATGATCATGCCGGGGTTGTTCGACGGCGGCGGGAATGTCCGGGCGAAGTGCCGGTCCGGGTCGGCCCGAGTTCCGGCCGTCAGCTCGACCAGGGCGCGCACGAACCGGCCCGGCGTCTCCTCGGTGCCGTCGTCGTCGCACGGCATCCCCAGCGCCCGCAGCATCGCGCGGGCATGCATGACGGCGACGTTGAAGTCCCCGGCCGCTTCCGGGTCCGTCTCGATGTAGCCGACCGGGTCCGGCAACCCGTACGTGTAGATCTCTTCTACGGCCATCAGCGCCCCCGCTCGTCTCCCCAGAGCAGCACATGCATGCGATGGGTGTAGTTGAACCGGTAGAACAGCGCCTGCTCTACGGTGTTCCTGGTGGTGACGGCCAGCACTTCGGCGCTCCGCCCCTCCGGCATGATCCAGACGCGTTCGGCCGGGATGTCCAGGTCAGTGACGTAGGCGGCGACCGCATCGACGTCAGAGGCGATACGGCATACCCACTTGAAGACGGCTTTGCCCGTGTCGCGGAACGCGGTCAGCACCTCGGGCCGGATCCGCTTCTCCTCGCTCATCCCGGCGTGCGCCAACTTGGGGCTCACGTTGAACTGGCTTACGCAGGCAACCGTGTAGGCGTCGGGGGTGATGGTGCCGTTCGTCTCCACCTCCACCCGTTTGCCGAGCCGCTTCAGCCCGTCCAGCAGGCTGCGCCATCCCTCCTGCTGCTGGTGCAGTAGCGGTTCACCGCCGGTGATGACGACCATGTCGGCGCCGTGCTGCTCCACTTCGGCCAGGATCCCGGCGACCGGCGCCCGCGTCAGCTCCTCGCGCAGGTTGTAGCGGTCGGCGTTCCAGGTGTATTGGGTATCGCACCAGCCGCAGGACAGGTTGCAGCCGCCAGTGCGGACGAACGACGCCGTACGGCCCGCCGACGCTCCTTCGCCTTGCCAGGTTGGGCCGAAGCATTCGGCGATCACCAGGGATTCGTCTGTGCTGAACAGCTCAACCGGGGGGGTGTCGGTCATGCGCTCTCCCGTAGGGGTTGGGTGGCTCGGGACCACACCTCGCGCACGGTGACGCGGGGGGCGGGCGCCTCCCACTCTGCCGCGTTGACGTGGGTCTCCGTCACCACAACGCGCGCAATGTGGGTGCCGTCCGGCGGTTCCGGCGGCAGCCACATGACGGCCCGGTCGGCGATCATCTCCGCGACCGCCTCCACCGTCGGCCAGTCGGCGCCGGGCCAGTCGTAGCCGAACCGGAACACCTTGCAGCCGTGCTCCAGCAGGATCTTGGCCAGCGGATCCTGATTGCCGAGCATGGCGCCGTGGTCAAGGTTGGTGTCGATCCAGGCGCGCATGTGCGCCTTGAAGCCGCCGAACTCCACGATCGTGCCGTAGCCGTCCAGTTCGGGGGCGGACACCGTTACCGTGGCCCACCAGGAGTGGCCGTGCAGGTTGGTGCACTTGTCGCCGAGTAGCGGCAGCCGGTGGGCCGCTTCGAAATTATGACGAACGGAAATGGAGCGCATCCCCGGATCGTGGCGGGGATGCGCTCCTTGTGTCGCGGCCTGGGTCAGTCCAGGTTGCGGGACAGCCAGCGGTCGTATTCCGTTTCGCGGGCTGCCTGCTCCGTCTTCTCTTCGCAGGCCGGGGTGCAGACGAAGTGGCCGCAGTCAGAGCACATACTGTTCATGAATTTCTCCCTGGGGGGGTCGCAGGTTAGCGGTTGGGGGGTTAGGCGGCGCACTTGTCGGCGTCGCGGCAGAAGTGCTGGGCGGGGCCGCAGATGCGGGCGGCTTCGCGGATCGTCTTCGGGCTCCAGTAGCAGTCCCGCTCCACGTAGATCGGGACGGGCAGGCCGTACCTGGCCCGGCCCACCGTCTGCTCCAGGTCGCGCAGGTCGAAGTAGCACAGCTCGGCACCCTGCGGGTTACCGGCCAGTCGGACGTAGCCGAATACTTCGCCGGTGGTGTCGAAGTCGTCGGCGAACTCGGTCACCCACCAGTCGCCTGCGGCGCCGAAGTAGTGGACGTGGACGGTGGCGTCCAGCCCCTTGCCTTCCTGGGCGTAGAGCTTCGGGTATTTGGCGAGTTCGCGGGCGGTGGGGTAGAAGCGGTGGCCGCGAAGGCGCCGGTTCTTCTCGATGAACATCTGTTCTCCTGTGCGTCGCTCAAGGTGGGGGCCCCGGATCCCGGGGCCCATCGGCCGGTCAGAACATGCATCCCAGGCGGGCGACGACGATCTCCCAGGCCCACTCGCGGAAGGCGGGGACGAAGATCAGGGCGGCGATGTGGGCGACGAACAGCGTGACGCCGATAACGAAGGGGAGGTCGCTGCGCTTCATGATCTTCTCCTGGGGGTGTCGGTCGCTCTTTCCGATACCCCAAAGATACAGTCATTTAGCGCCTCAGGTCAAGGGCCGTAGCCCATCGCGTTCATCACCGCGTACACCTCGCCCAGCCGGGCCGGACTCGTCGTCACGACGTTCCAGTGCAGCCGGTTCCAGAACTCGCGTGCCGGTTCGGTGAAGTCGATGCCGTCCGGATACGTCGCCTCCACCTGCCGCCGGTAGCCCCGGGCGGCGAACGCCACATACCGGTACAGGCAGGCCCAGCAGCGTCCGCAGTGGCCCGGCATGTCGGCGAAGCAGGAGCGGGCGGCCAAGGCGTCCTCCAGCCAGCCCCGGGCGGCCCACCATGACACGCAGTCGGCCTTGGACATGCCGATCAGTGGGGAGGACAGGCGGAAGTCGAAGCCGTTCGCGGTGGCCATGTGCTGCATGGTGGACGCCCACCGGAACGACTTGTCGCCGCCGACGATCGGTGTCTCCAGGTAGTTGCCGCCCAGGTGGCCGAACCAGACTTCGCCCCACCAGCCGTGAGCGTGCGCCCATTCCAGCAGCCGCCACACGATGATCGAATTGCGGCCGATCTGGAAGTCTCCGACGGCGGTCCAGTCGTCGCCCACCTCCAGCATGTGCAGGCGGCCCTCAGTCAGCCGTAGCGCGGCTTCCCGGTCGCGGCGGGCGTACGGCACGCCGGTGGCCGCCATGACCGCCTCTACGGGCAATCCAGCGGCGCGGGCCATCCGGTAGCAGGTGGAGGAGTCCAGGCCGCCGGACACCGGGATGATGATCCGGAAACGCGGGTCGTCACGGTCGGCGTGCGGCAGCATCTGCCGCCGGAACGCGGTGTCGTCGCGACCCAGCCGCCACACCGCGCCCGGGTCGCCGCCGTCCAGCGCCGTCATCTCTTCGACTGCGTCGCCGGGCAGGTTCACGCTGCCGCCTCCTGTCGTGTGCGCTGCACGACCAGGTCCACGATCAGGTCGAAGTCGCCCTCCGATCCAACCGCGAGGTAGATCTTGGGGCCGTTGAAGTGGATTCCGGGCGGTGTCGGTACGTAACGGTGGACGGCCAGGTGGTCGGCGTAGTTCATCCACGACAACAGTGCGGAGGAGGAGGTCCAGTCGCGTTCGGCCCGGCCCAGCTCCTTGCCGCGCATGCCGACGCGGGCGAAGCCAGGGTTGGCCAGAGCGACGGGATCGCCGCCATAGGCGCGCACCAGACTGGCGGAGGGGCGTCTAACTCCCCTTTTGATGTCGTCGGGGTGGCGCACGCACACCCATCGACCTCGCCCGCTATCGAAAAGGGTGATGGAGCCGTTGCGACTGCCCTGGGACCAGAAGGATGAGTCCACGCTGTAGAAGGGCAGCAGATCGGGGTAGGGCGGCCGGGTCATGCCGAGTCCGTGCAGGACGGCGCCGTGCGCTCGTGCGATCTTGTGGGCGCGGATGAGCCACTGCATCATCGCCTTGCCCCGGGCGTTGACGGCGACGCCGCCGCCGAGGGCGACGAACGGATGCGTCGCGCACCACCGTTCCAGTTCCGACCATGGCGAGCCGACGTGGAAGATCGGGATGATGTAGGTGGCGTCGCCCACCATCTGCTCCAGTTCCAGGGTGTTGCGGCCGGACGCGGCCGGATCCCCGATGACGTCCAGTGTCATGGCGCAGTTGACGTACGGGCCGTATACCTGCAACCAGGTTGCATACCCCTTCAGCGAGATCGTCTTGCCTGTGGTGTAGGCGGTGAACGCCCCCGAGTCGGCCATGAAATCCACCTCCACGCCCCGTTCCCGGGCCCGGCGGACCAGCTTGCCCAGGTCCGTCTTGGCGAAGTAGGCGAACGAGCCGAGGATGGTGACGCGGCGTTCAGGCTGCACTGTCGTGCGCCCACTCGATCAGCCGAATGAACCGGGCGGAGTCGTCCAGTTCCCCGTACGGCTCGGTCAAGTCCATGAAGAAGTTGCGGATGTGCGGCGGCACCTTGAACCGCAGCAGCGGCCACAGGTCGGAGTCGTCGGGGTCGCCGTATTCCTTCTCCAGGTCGTCCAGGGTGGGCGGCTCACCCAGGGATGCGATCATGTCGTCCAGGTCGGTTTGGGAGTATCCGGCGAGTTCGAGCAGGTCGGGGTTGTCGTCGGCGATCTCGTCGAGGACTTCGACCAGGAGACGGTCGTCCCAGCCGCCCAGTTCCGACAGCCGGTTGTCGGCCACCAGGTACGCCTCGGCTTCGGCGTCGGAGCGGGATGCCCAGCCGCGCACGATCGGGACCAGCCAGTCGCCGTCGGCTTCGGTGACGCCTTCGGGCGGGGTGGCGCCGTCGGCGCGCATGGAGTCCAGGGCGGCCAGGCGGCCGTGCCCGGCGACGAGGCGGCCGGTGCGTTCGTCGAGGAGTCCGGCCATGGTGACGCCGAATTTTTCGATCGACGCGCGGATGGCGCTGGCTTGGTGCGCTTTCGGATTGCGGGTCGCGCGGGTGATGCCGGACAGGGGCAGGTGGTCGATGCGGCGGGAGGTGGTCGTCACGTCCGGCAGCGTGCCCGACGCCGGAGGTTAAGGTCGCGTCCTTTCGGCGCGGCCGAACAGCCACAGGATGTGGGTGACGACGACGTCCAGGTGGTGGGTGTCTCCGATCGTGTTGCCCCATTCGGAGATGTAGGCGCAGGCTCCCCGCACGGGCACGACGGTGATCTCTATTCCGGCGTCGTGAATGGCGGGTGGTCCTGCGTGCACGCAGGAGCTTCCGGCGTCGTCGGTGTAGGTGTAGCCCGGTAGGCCGTGTTCGGTGAGGCGCTGCATGAGGACCCGTCCGGCCGTCTGTGGTTCCCACCGTCGCATGATGCCCGCGCCGACCTTTCGTCGCTCCCGAAAGTCCTGCCACTTAGCGTTCGCATGACGATACGCCTCGTTACGCGGGAAGGTCTCGGGATCGTGCACCTTTTCGGCGCGTCCTACTGCTTCAACGGCATCGTCCGGATCTTCGGGTGCTGGCAGAACGGGCACTTACAGCGGGTGTAGCGCTTCCCGCGACGCAGCTGCTGAAGGGCTATCTTCCCCGAACAGCGGTAGTGCCGCCCCTCCCGGCACGGATTCGACACATCGACGAGCTTGCCGACCAGCGGGGTGGTGTGGTTCGGCCCCAGCGCCTCCCATGTGGCCTGCGCCCCCGCCTTCCGCCCCCGCTCTTCGGCCGCGAGGGCGGCCACGAGGGCGGCGCGGATCTGCTCCAGCGTTCCGGAGGCGACACCGGGCAGGGCCAGCAGGTCGGCGTCGGCCATCTCCAAGAGATCTCCGATCTTGGGGTTGTGGGTGACAGCGTCACGGAGCAGGACGTGCGCACGCAGCCCTCGATCCAGGGCCCTGCTTGCGCGGCTTGGCACGCCGGGCAGCCCGTCGGCGACGGGCTCATCTGCCGACACCAACTCCAGATCCAGGAAGTGTCTTACCAGATGGCGGATCTCCGTGCTGCTCACTGTGACCACGGCGACACTCACAAAATCGTTGTACCCGGACAGCCTCGCGGCCACCCGGGAACCGGCAGGTTGCGTGGCCGCGAACAGCCACTTGATCCTTTCTATCATCAAGGGCCGGGCCCCCGACAGTAGGGGGTCCGGCCCTTGAGATGGGCGCTAAATGGCTATGACTTCGGTGTGGTGGCCCGCCGCCGGTACTCATCCAGGTAGACGGCGGCGCAGTCCACCAGCGCCTTCTCCTGCATCTTGGCCGGATCATTGGTGCAGCCGGACGCCGTCGCCTGGGTGGTGGCGTTGACGTTGGTCTGCGTCGTGGGCGGCTGTGTGGCGGCGTCCAGGGTGACGACAGAGGTGGCTGACGCCTGCCCGTAGGTGACGTCCATGTACAGCTTGGTGACACCGCGCACCTCGCCGAACAGTCGCCACTTCGTCTCCGTCAACGGCGTGAACTCCGTGAGCTTCAACCCCGAGGGGACCAGCGTGGAGTAGTCGCGGGAAATGGCCAGGTAGTTGACGGCGTCGGACAGCATGTCGTTGAAGTTGACGGGGTTGTGGTCGGCGCCGAAGACGTGGATGTCGAGCGGGTTCAGGGTGCCGCTGGTCACCCGGTCGGCCGGGATCATCGTGTAGGCGATGATCGACTGCGACTTTGAGCCGTTCGGCGTGGCCGGGGTGACGAACCACAGCCGCCGGGTCTTGCGGTCACGCAGAAGGAACTCCGAGGTGTTGCCCGCCTGAACCTCATCGGTGGCAGGCTCGAAACCGAAGCTGGCAAGGTTCATGTAGCGGCGTCCGGCGGTCCATTCGGTCGCCTCCCGCTGGTCGGTGACGATCGACAGCGGGTAGACCGGGCCGGGGAACTCGCCCGCCTTGACGTTCGGCTTCCACGTGATGTCGGGGGTTCCGGATGTGGAGCCCTTCAGCACCAGGACACCGGCCGGGACGCGGACCGTCTGCACCTCGAACGGTACGGCCTGCTGCACCGGGATGACGATCACCGGGTAGCGGTCGGCAACCGGCGCCTTGGGGTCACCGGCGCAGTAGCCCCACACGTCGCTGCGCTCGAACAGCAGCTGCGGGTAGTACTCGGTGACGTAGTTCTCCAGGTCGTTCATCCTGTCGCCGTTGAAGGCGCGGTTGAACTTGTAGCCGTCGCGGAACGGGCACACCTGGGCGGCCTGCGCCTTGCCGTCCCACTCGGCCACGCCGGAGATCGGCTGGATCCGCTCGGAGCCGTCCAGGATGGTGGTCCACACGCCGGTGTCGGCGTCCTTGCCGGGCAGGTAGGTGGCCGACTCCTCCATGACGTCCACCCGTTGCACCGTCGAGGCGGCCTTGCCGATCGCCTTGAGGGCGCCGTTGAGGGAGGCGGTACGGCCCTCCCAGTCGGGCACGAACGGGGTGTCGGACACCTTGATGCACGCCTTGACGTCGTGCACGCCGTATTGGCAGCCGTTGGCCGCCTTGGTCATCGTGGCGGGCTTGTCGTCGGCCGTCTTGAACAGCGGCGCCGTGGAGGGGGGCGTCTTGGTCGGCAGGTGGTAGACGGTGGCGGAGGAGTAGTAGCGGCCGTCGTCCTTGTCGTTGTCCCAGAACGCGGCCACCATCGGGGCCAGGCAGACCAGCGCCAGGATAGCGGCGAGCACTCCCACGGAATTGTCCCCGACGGAGGGTCGATACTCGCTGGTGAGCATGATGACCGCCGTGCCGATCATGCCGACGATGACGTAGATCCAGGCCAGCGGCGTGTAGGAGCCGACATCGAACAGGCCGCCGGGCAGCAGCCACTCCTGGACAGCCAGGGAGAGGGACTGGCGGGCTTCTCCGAGGCCGTGTCCGAAGAGGGCCAGGAATCCGGTGATGATGAAGTAGACGGCGGGGATCCACAGCCACCAGACGATGACGCCGACGATACGACCAAGCGACATGGCGACTCCTTTCCGATCTTTTCGGGTGTCGGTCCCGGGCGGGACCGGCTACCGGGGGCGCCACCACGCGGGGTTGGTGACGCGGCCTGGTGGCCGGTACTACTTGCGGGTGGTGCTGGAACGGAAGGTGCCGGTGCTGCCGGACTTGGGCTGCCGCCGGTCGTCGCCGGACTTGACGCTCCCGCCGTAGCCGGGCTTGGCCTGGTAGGTCGGGGCGATGCCGAGCGTCTTGCGCACCGCCTCGTTGTAGGAGCGGGCCGCGCCTTGGGCGCGAGCGCTGCCGCCGTAGCGGGGATCACGAACCGTGGTCAGGACGTTGACGGGGCGGTGCGTTGCGCCGCCGCGCACGTACCAGCGGTTGCCAGTGCGGTAGGTGGAGCCGCCGTAGTACCAGACTGGCGGATAGTAGACGCCGCCGTAGTACCAGTTGGCATGATCCACGCAGTAGTCATCGGGTACGACCTGGACGGAACCGTCGGGGTAGGTCGCCGTGCACTGCTGAAGTACGTAGGTGGGGCTGGAGCCGCAGGCGGTCAGGGCCGCGATGGCGGTGGCGGCGGCTACTGCCAGGGGGAGGGTTTTCATGGCGTTCCTCTCATCAGCGCCGGGGCCGGGAGTGGCCTGGCTACCTGAGGTGCACTCGCGGGCGGGGATGTGGTTGGGGGCCCGCGAGGGCACGGCCAGGTGGCCAGCTCTACCTATCGGCCGCTCTGGGAGACGCGGATGGCGCGGTGCCGGACGTTGGTCCGGTTGCCTCGCTGGGCACGCCGGTGGCGGTTGCCGACCGGGGTGTAGCGCGGGTCGGGCTCGATGGTCGGGTACTCGTCGTCCATGTCGCGGTGCATCTAAGACTCCTGTGGTCAGGGGGCCGGTGTCGCTCAACCCGGTGGATCCCCGTCTGTTGTGTTAACTCAGAACGTACAGTCATTTAGCGGCTAGCGCAAGCTCGTTGAGCCGATTCCCTTCAGAACTTCGCCCACCTCGTCAACGACCAGCCGGGGCAGGTCGTTCCGTGCAGGCATCTTCCGCACACGCAGACGCCCACCGTCCAGCTCTTCCAGCACGCCACAGCGCACCAGGGACAGCTCCGCGAAGGCGAACCACGCCTCCGCCGCATCGGCGTCGTCCGGGCGCCGCATCGGCGTCGTCCGGGCGCTGTACGTCCACGTCAGCGGCGCACGCCGCCACGGCGGCCACGCCGGACGGGAAGACGTCGCCGGGCAGCAGGCCGCGATACAGCGGCGCCTCACCGAGCCCAGGCTTGATGCTGGTGCAGCGGATGTGCGGCAGTTCGCCGCCGTGCAGGGCTGCGACGATGAGCTGGCAGCGCCGGTAGCAGTCCATGTAGTCGCGGCCGGGCTCGCCCACCATGAAGGTGTCCAGGCCGGGCCACGTGACCACGTGCAGGGTGTAGGTCATGACTCACCCTCCTGCCGGGGGTAGGGGCGGCGGCGGCCGGTCGGCACACCGCGCCGGGTCTGGCGCAGACCTTTGCGCCAGACCCGGGCGTTGTCGGCGGGACGCATCAGGCGTCCGCCTGGTTGAGGTAGTGCAGGGGGCAAACGCTGATTGACCAGTAGGTGACCGGCTCGATCCAGATGCCGTCCAGGTTCGCAGCGTGGATGCCGTTGACGCGGGCCTTGGCGTCGTCGAGGTCGAATCGGATAGACCAGTCGTCCGGGCCTTCCTCCCACACGATCGCCCAGCGGGTGGGGGCCGACTCTAGCCAGTCCCAGTTCTCGATCAGTTCGGGACTGCGTGTGTCGGTGAGGTAGGCGGGGTGCGTGGCTCGGACGGCGGCGAGGACGGCCTCTGCCTGTTCACGGGTAACAGCCATGATCTTCTCCTAGGTTGTCGCTCTTGCGCGCCCCCGTCGGTCGCGAACCGGCGCCGCCGATGCGGGCGGAGGCTGCGGCTACGGCCGCTTGACGTATTCGCCGGGCGCCACCGTGAAGGTGCTGCCGTCGGCGTACTTCTCGATCCAGCCGAGTGAACCGGTGACGCGCGGGTTGTGCGGGACGCGCCGCTTGATCCATCGGTCGCAGGTGGTGCAGTGGCTGCGGTCGTTCAGCTTGAGGTTGGTGCACTTCACTTCGACGGTGGACTTCGGGTAGTGGCTGTTCTGGTACTTGGTGCGGCGGTTGGCCATGACTTACTCCCCGCCTTCAAGGTCGGCCTTGAGACCGGTGACCATGACGTACGTGGTGCCGTAGGGGTCCTCGATCACATAACCGGCGTCGTCGAGTGTCTTGGCGATCTGCGTCGCCGTGTGGACGGCGACCAGAGTTGTGGCGTGGATGGCAAGGACCTTGATCTCCGTGCTGCTCCAACTGACGAGGACATCTCGCGGCACGGCGTATCCGGCGGCGCGGACGGTTCTGATGATGTCGGCGGTGTCGAACTTGACGGCCATTTCGTTTCTCCTGTTGGTTGTCGCTCTCAACACAACCTACTGTACACCCATTTAGCGTTACGTCAAGGTGTGCTGATGGCGGATCTACGCGGCGTTCCGGGCCGCCGCACGCGCCTCCCGCTCCGCACGCAACCCGACGAACCGGCCATGCCGGAGGGCATTCTGGTTGCCCTTCGGCGCCCCGCCCTTGGCCGGTTCGTAGTTCTTGAACCACTCCCACGCCTGCTCCACGTTCCACACCCGGCAGGTCGGGCCGTAACCCTGCCGAACCCGGCAAGGCTCCGGCATGCCGGTCCTGTCACGGTGGATGTACCAGCTATTGACCTGCTTGTCGGTGATGTAACGGACGCCGCCCTTCGACTCGGCGGAGCGGGCAGTGAACAGGACGGCCAACTCCTTGGCGGAAGCGTCGGGATTGCGGCCGAGAATCGAGTCGCTCATCAAGGTTTCTCCGATCTATCCGAAGGCACCCCAGACGCGGTACGGCACACCCATCGTGATGGCGTGCCGCACCGTCGCCGAGGTGCCAGGGCTGTTGTTGTAGTTCCACGCCATCAGCAGGGAGACGCGGGCGTCCGGGATCGGCGTGTAGTGCTTGCGTTCGCACCTGTTCGGCGGGCCGTCGTACAGGTAGCCGACCACGTTCGGGTTACGCCAATGCCCGGCCGATGGGCAGTAGTCGGGCAGGTGGCCCCGGCGCGGATGGTCCGGGTAGCCGGGGTTGGGTCGCCGGTGCGGCGAACCGTCGGCCTTGAACTCTTTGCAGTGCGGGTTGCAGGCGGCCCAGTCGGCGGGCAACCGCTCCTCGATGATCTCGACGTCGGCGCGATTCGGGATAGCGGGACCCGCCTGGCCCTGCATGTGCGCGACCAGCGCGCTGCGGGGCGAAGATGCCCAGCGGTGCGCGATGGCGTCGGGGCCCTCGTCGGCGTCGCCGTGCCGCACGTACAGGGTGGAGTTCTCCGGCATGCGCAGCAGGTAGTCCGACAGTTCGTCGGTGACGACCGCATGCCACGCTGGACCCTGAGGCCATCCGACGGATCCGGCGATGGCCAGCCGCCGCCACGGCCTGCTCATGCCGCTTCCCGGCGCTGTGCGGTCGCCTGCGGGCCGCTCGCCGCGCTGCGCATGTGGCGCCACCACAGTCCGGCGCGGGCCGCCCAGATGACCCAGCGGGGCGCGTAGGCCATGTCGTACAGGGCCATCGCCCACTCCACATCGCCGCGTGCCGTATGGGCGTCGTAGGCGCCAGGGTCCACACCCAGGGCGCGGGACAGGTCCTTGGAGTACCAGTGTGGCCGGATGCCGAGCCGGGCGGCGGCGGCGGTCTCAGCGTCGAAGATGTGGTGATGCCACGGCGGTTCGGAGTCGATCAGGCCGTGGCGGCGCAGCAGATCGCCGATACCCAGGTCTTCGAATCCGGGGACGCAGCCGATCAGGACAGGCTTGGCGTCCATGCCGGTCAGGCCGGATGTCGGCCGGAACATGTAAGCGACGTCTGCGGCCAGTGCCGCCTCCACCGCCACCGGGTCGTAGGCGCCGTTGCGTTGCGGGTGCCGCTCGTCGAAGCGGCCGTAGCGGTTCATCAGGGCGAGCTGTTCGGGGTCGTCCAGGTTGAACGGCAGGTCCTCCAGTCGGACGAACGCCTGCAACCACTCTTCGGAGCCGTCGGGGTTGCGGCGGCATAGGGCGATGTCCCAGATGCGGCGGCCGTCGAGCAGGAA